TTACTTGATCACAAAAAGAAAAAGTCAAGACGCTGGAAAAAGCTAAAAAGAGTTTACAAAAGACTAAAAAGAAATTTAACGAATAAGAACAAAGACTTTCAACATAAAGTCAGTAAAAAGATAATTGAATATTGTCAAGAAAATAACGTCAATAAAATTATTTATGGCGATATTCAGACAAAAAAGTTAGTAAAAAAGAAAGTCAAAGGACAAAATAGAAAGGAAAGAAAAAGAAATTCAGGATTAAATAAATCAACTCAGAACCAGGGCTGTTTGAGTAGATTTAAGTTCTTTGTCGGATACAAAGCCGAAGACAAAGGAATAGAGTTTGTTAAACAAGACGAAGCTTGGACTTCTCAAACTAATTGTTTAACAGGCAAAAGATTTGACAAAAAATTAAAATTGTCAGATAGAGTTGTTGAATTAGCGAAAGATCTAAGATTTAGTAGAGACGGAAATGGGTCTGTAAACATTATGCAGAAAAATTTAAAATGCCCAATCGAACCAAATAAGGGTCTATGGTTGACCCAACTTAAGTCCGTAAAGACTTTTGAGATGCTTTTAGACCATGATGAATGGATTAAAAGTGAATTAAAGTTAAACAAAGTTTAATTTTTTTAAACCATTGGGATATTGATTGGTTGAAAATGAAAGACTTAATAAAACAGATTTTAGTCATAAAATCTATTGAGAGTGTGAAAAAACATGGCAGTTAAAATTATCGATTATATTCCCAATAAAGGAACAATCGGTGCATCTAGAACAACACCGATTTTTTTTCGTATTCAAGATACGGGCTTGATTTATGTTGCGACGTTGAATGTTCAACTCAATGGACTCAACGCAATTTTGGCCGGTCAATTTCAACTTGGTTATCATGGCACAATAACTAATGAAAATGCTTTGCCTACTATCGTCTCTGTTAATATCATTCAAGAAGTTGAATTCGACTATAATGAAGAAGTTACAGTAGATACGAACTATCAAGATAGCTTAGCTACTGTTACGGATTCTTTTTCTTTTATTTGCCAAAACGATCCTGACAATGAACCATTAATCGTTTCAGCAGATGTCAGAGGTGGATATTATAGTTTACCTCAAACGGTTTCTCTTACAACGGAGTTTTTCACATCTGATCGACAAATTCCATTAACGACAACAATTTATTATACAACAGACACTACAGATCCGACACTATTTTCAAATCAATATACTACACCTTTGGACATTTCTGTCGAAGGTCAAACACAATTAAAATTTGTCGCATTAGATGCAGATCTACAATTTAGTAAAATTGAAACAGAAACTTATAATCTTGATTATACAGCACCGACAACTATTGCAACACCAACAGGCGGAGATTATTTTTCAACACAAAATGTCGTGTTGAGTTCTGATGAACCGTCAACGATTTTCTTTACAACCAATGCAACTATTCCGACATCCAGTTCTCAAACTTATACAACTCCGATTATTATTCCTGAAAATAAGAGAACAGTGCTCAAGTTTTTTGCAATAGATACAGCTGGAAATGTCGAAGCAGTTGAAGAAGAAGTCTATAATATTTATCGAGCTCGGAACAATATCAAAGTTCAAAATGTATTCATCTCATATCCCTATGTAGAAAATGCTCTGGATATTAGATGGGACGATATGTATCCGATTTATACTAACATCATCGGATATAATGTCTACAGAGCTGATGATCCCAAGGGCAATTATGAAAAAGTCAATGATCGCCTTATCACGACAAATCAATATCGAGACAGTACATTGGATTTATCAGTTATCAATGAAAATGTTAGTGAACAATTTCGTAGAACAGTCAATATTAGCCGAGAGGTAAATGATAATTTTTCTGAGCCCGATTATGATAAAATGAAATGGATAGAATCTGATCCTGCTCAGTTGATGTTTCAGAACTTTGGAGTTATTTTTACAGACAAAGTGGGATTGATTCAAGGTTCGAAATTAGTCTCTAAATTTAAATTAAAAAATGATTTTGATATTCAGATCGATTTTAATTTAACAATTTGGAATGCACAGACAAAGAATTATCAAGCATGTGGATTCGGAGTCAAGACCGATGACGATAACGCTATCTGGATGTCACGGGAGAGGTCTACGGGAGCTAATATCTACCATAGTAATAGAATCTATAACGGAAATATAGATATAGGTTCTAGGGTCTCTAGTAATGATCTACAGGGATCGTTTAGAATAACTCGATCGGGTACTACAATTACAACTTTTTATCTGAGCAACGGAAGTTTTGTCAATCTGGGAACATACACAAATTACAATCAAGACATGTATGTCGAGATTTTAGGTAAATCAGCTAATGTTCCTATAGAAATGAATTGGCAAAACTTCGTCATGAATTCAGGAATACCAATTATTATTGAGCCTAGAAATCAGCTTTTAGAATATTTTATTCAAACCGCAAATACACCCATTGTTGATAATTCAGGAACTGGAAAACCGACAGATGACATCACACAAATAACTGTGACGATTGATGCACAAAAAGCTGTTATTAAGAAATTATATGGATTAGAAGGTCAAATAGAACTTGATTGTTCAAGAAATTATGACGAGGTTAGAAATATTTGGATTCAAAATCCAAAACCGACGGAATTTTCGACAGTATTAGTGACATACAGAACGACGAAAAGAAAAACGAATCTGGGTTTAAGAAAAAAATATTTTTATAAAGTAACAGCAGTCACAGACAATGATGAAACGGATCTGGATGTTCTTCATCAGGTTCAGCTAGAAGGTGATAGATTAAGCTGGATCTTTGAAGAGGCCATTCGACGAAATAGTTGGATTCTTGATAATGCTGGTGAACGAGTTCTGCTATTTTTGAAGAAAAGAGCAGGGAAAATTTGTAAATGTGTCAAAAGAGATGTCAAGGAAAGAACACATAAACAACCAGACCAGGATTGCGATGTTTGTTATGGGTCTGGATTTGTCGGAGGATTTGATGGACCCTATCCCATTCGAATTGCAACACCCATGACAGAGCAAAAAATTGCCCACACTGACAGAGGTCTGACATTACAATATCAAACGGATACTTGGACATCACCAACACCGCTGCTTTCAATTAGGGATATGATCGTCAGAAGAAATGGTGATAGATGTTTGGTTGGACCACCGACACCTGTTGAAGGACCCGGTGGTTATGTAGTTCAGCAGCATTTTTCTATCGAAGTTTTGGATCGTACGGATATTAGATATACATTTCCCATTCAACCCTTACAGAACCAATTTTCTGAAATGGCTATTGATAAACGCGGAATTTATGTTCCTGAAGTTAATGCTCCCAAAGAAAGAGAAGAATTAATTACTCAGAAAGATACAAGTAATGTCAAGAAGGGACGTACCATAATGTTTGACAATATCAATTATGGATCTCAATCCTCAACTGAAAAAATTGACAAAATGCCCTGATGAGTTTCTAAAGCTTTTATTTTCCGTTAAATTGTAGAGGAAAAACTATGTCTAACAAATATTTTAATTTTTCATTATCTGGTATTGGTGGAAGCGGGATCGATGTAGATCCCTATCATATTGAAAATTTTCCCATGTCAATAACTAACGGTGATGTTTGTCACTGTCGAGGAAGCGGTGTTGGAGGTTCTAGTTTGGGTGCTTTTCCTAGTTGTACCATTGTTCCGTGGGATCTAGCTTTATACGGTCATTGGTCTTATTTTAATACTGCATCATTAAGTGGATACGGTGGTTTTTCTCCTGTTAGTATGACAGGAGGTGTTTTTGAAGCATTCGCTATTAGTGACATTTGGGGTGAATTAACACTTAACAATATGTATTTTAGAACAACATGGGGTGGTGCTGGATTTTCAAATATCAATATTTTGAATAGTACATTAATAACAGGAACAAAGTATGACAATATCATTGGAAATATAAATATAGTCAATTCTGTTGTTCTTTTTCAAAATCCATCTGATTCATTATTTTCAATTGCTGACGATGCTTCTACTAATAGTATCATAAATTCTGTGACATCATGTGATTATTTATCTGACATAATTGGATCACCTAATGAATTATTTTATGTAGGAACACATTCTGGATCAGTCAGTCAGTCTGCAGCTATTTATAGCGCAACTATTCCTACTTTGCCGGCATATAATGATCCAGTAGCAAAATTTAATTTATTTCCAGGATATGGTGTCAGTGCTTCGGGTAGTTGGGCAGAACCAGCTGCGCAAACGCAAACTCTTGCAAATATTATCGTTATGGCCCAAGAGTTACAACAAGCTCAAAATTTTGTCGATCAACAAACTGATTTCTATACTATTATGGAGCTAAGTTCAATGTCCATGACAACTGCAAGAGATTTTATCAAAGAAACAAACAAACAGAATATCACCTCTTCAAATAGTTGGAGAGATAACAGTACTGGTCGAATTGTTTTATTTGAAAAACAAGGTCAAGCAAATCGACTGATGTAAAGATTAAAAGTGAATTAAAGTTAAACAAAGTTTAATTTTTTTAAACCATGAATCAACCTAATTGGGAAGATAAGATACTTGTTTTTTTCAAACAGGGTGACCAATCAGCAATTGCTTTTGGGTGCTTTGGTGGGCAGGGGAATAGTGTTTTATCGTTTTCTAATTATACGTCTATACCCTCAAGTTGGAAGTAATTATATTGATAACAGTTATAGACAAATAAACCATCTATAACTGTTATCAACGTAATTAATAAAAAATATGAATCAATATTATCTTGACATTGGTAATGCGGAAGGACAGGGAACAAAAGACGGATTAACCCCAGAAAATTGTATGGGGCAGAACCAGTTCGCGTTTTATAATGTCGTGCCTGAAACTTCTACATATGAATTAGTGATTTTACAAGAAGGGGACTATCTCGTTAAGGGATCATGGGATGCTGTGTTTGTAATTGATCCTAGTGATAGTTTTTCAATCAATAATACATCTATAAAAGAAGTTCGTTTTAGTCAATGGGGCTTAAATCCATGGCGTTGGAAAATTTCTACAGTGTCTAATGTTACTCCCTTTCCGGTTATTACAACAGCAATGCTTATTAGTGGCTTTAGTGTGATAAAAAATGGCATAATAGAAACGTCAAGTTCTGAAATAGATTTGAGTTGTAGCACATCAATAGGTATTACAAATGTTGACATTATTGATAGTTCTATAAATATAACTGGAAAAAATTCAAATGCTTCATTTCTTATTATTGAAAACAATGATAATGGTTTTACCGACTTTAGTATTAATATAAAAGGTTCAAGAATAGCTATTACTTCTGACGCTGCATCTAAAACTGTTAACTTCAGCACTTTTGCGCAAACAATATCTGCAAATATTGTTAACACAGTATTTGAGTGTCCCATAGTTTTATTAGGTAATGTTATTTTTACAGCAGACTATTGTGCTTTTGAAGCTTCTCCTACGGGAGGAACTTCGACAATAACAAACTCGCAGGTTAATTGGGCTCCGGAATCAGTTTTAACACCATCATGGGATGCCGTTCAAGCTGATTGGAATATAGACGTTATAAATGTAGATATTATAATAACGGGATCTGGAAGTTATGCTGGATACGAAAATGATTGGTGGGGAAATACAAGAGTAGCTGTAGGTGCTGGATTCATGTTTTCAATCCCTAATTGGGTTGAAGAACCTGCTATTGATGCCGTAACTGATACTACTGCGCGTTTTGATATGGAAACTGACATTAATTCTACTGCATATTTTGTAGTAGTTCCCTATGGTGATGATCAACCGACATCTGCTCAAGTAGCGGCAGGAACAAATGCAGCAGACGTTCCAGTTGCAACCGGATTTCATGGTAGCATCTCTCTCAGTGCTAATGTTGAAACACATTGTACAGCAACTAATTTGTTAGGTGGTACAATGTATGAAGCTTGGATTGTTGCAGGAAGTGCTGCTGGTTTACAAGCCGTTGCTTTAGAAGTTGAATTTGGAACTAAACCCGATTGGGCGGCAACTTATCCAAAAGTGAATGTATTAACAGATATTTCTGCTGATTTCTTAGTTAAAACAAAAACTAATTGTGCTTCATACATGGCAGTTGTACCTCATGGAGATCCTGCTCCTAACTCGTCTCAAGTACAAGCAGGTACAGATGCATCTGATACTCCGTTAGCAGTGGGTTTTTATGGTAGTGTAATGTGTCCGCCAAATATCGAAGAGCTCTTATCTGCTTTTAATTTAATTGAATCCGATTATTATGATTCATACTTTGTAGCATTATCTATTGATACAGGAGAATTGCAAGCAACACCTGTGAAAATAGAATTAATCAAACCCAATTGGGTCGATGGCACTCCTGTTATTGATAACAGTACTGATGTTACAGCAAGATATGGTGTAGAAACTGACATTGATTCAACTGTCTATTTTGTTACACTTCCCTATGATGATACTGAACCAACATCAGCACAAGTCAAAGCGGGAACTAATGCTTTGGATGTTCCTGTAGCTGCTGGCTTAAAGGGCAATGTTGCTTTGGTAGCAAATGTTAGAAATCATTGTAGTGCAAGTAATTTATCTTCTGGTACAATGTATCAGGCATGGATTGTTGCAGAAAGTGACGGTATTCTACAAGATTTTCCTGAAGTAGTTGCATTTGGTACAACTCCTGATTGGGCAGCAACCTATCCGAAATTGGGCACGATAGACAAAAATGATGCCGATTTTTTATTAGAAATAACATCGACTGGTGATGGTTTTTTCGTAGTTATTCCTCATGGAGATCCTGCACCCAATTCTGAACAAGTGCAGTATGGAACTGATGCATCAGATGTTCCCGTACCGTCTGGATTCGCGGATTTTGGAACATTAAGTGAAAATATTGAAGCAATATTATCTGCTCATAATCTTGTTGCATCGACAACTTATGATGTTTATTTCGTAGCAGAATCAGCTGGCGGTGCAGTACAACCAGTACCTGTAAAATTAGAATTTACTACGACGTCTTTGGCTACTGCTGATTTTCATGCAGTACCGACGTTGGGATATGTTCCATTGTCCGTAAGCTTTATCGATGACAGTATTGGAGCTACAACATGGAATTGGAACTTTGGTGATGGCAGTACAAGTACTTTACAAAATCCAACACACATTTATAGTGTTGCTGGAATATACACTGTGATATTGAGCATAAATAGTGGAGCAAGTACAAAGACTATGACAAATTATATAATGGTATTAGCAGCATTAGTCTCTGCGAATTTTCATGCAAATATCACTTCTGGAGGAATTCCTTTAACTGTCAATTTTACTGACGATAGTATTGGAGCAATAAGCTGGTCTTGGAATTTTGGTGATGGTAATACAAGTACTTTACAAAATCCGGCGCATCTTTATAGTTCATTGGGGATATATTTTGTGACTCTTTCTATAAATGGCGGAATTAGTACATCAATAAGGGTAAATTATATTAACGCGACTGAAATTTCGACTATAGCAAACATTGTTGTCATGGCACAAGAATTAGAACAAGCTCAAAATTTTGTAGATCAACAAAACGATCAATATACAATTATGGAGCTCAGTTCAATGTCCATGACAACAGCACGAAACTTTATCAAAGAAACAAATAAACAAAATATCACTTCTTCAAATAATTGGAGAGACAACAATACTGGTCGAATAGTATTATTTGAAAAACAAGGCCAAGTGAATCGGTTGATGTAAAAGAGGGATATATGAGAAATGTAGTTATTGCACCCTGCGGACGAATCTATCGTGATCGGGCACAAATTCCGATCACTGATAATATAATAGATCCTGTTGATGCAGTGTTTTTAAAAGAAAAAACTGACAGAATAGTTCCACTTGATGCTAGGAAAAGTCCGGTAAATACTGCGCTAGTTAGATATAATAATCTAAGAGCAGTTCATGCAGGAAATCAATATGCAAACGATTTACTGGATCAATACGCAGTAAAGGGAGCAATTTTAGATAAACATCCAATGACTGATATTTCTTCACCCGATATGCAATCGAATAATAATAAATATTTGCAAGGTGGGATAATCTGATGAGAGAAGATGTTTTAGCTCAGTGTTTAAAATGTAGAAGGTTTATGAAAGATGGGAAAATGATAGATCAGCCTGAAGGAAATCCATCTAGAACTTCTACTATTTGTCCGAAATGTTCTGAAAAATTGAAACTGAAAAAGTTAAAGTAATTGCTTATTTAAATTAAATTAAGGGAGATTTATCATGCCTAAACTAGTCGGTGCCATGAAGGTTAAAGACGAAGAAATTTTTATTGAAAAAACAGTATCTCAAATTTTAAAATATGTTGATGCATTAGTTGTCGTTGATGATTGGTCTATAGACAAAACTGTTCAAATCATTCAAGATCTTTGTTTAACTGCAAAAAAACCTCTCAGAATCGAAAAAGCTCCTAATAAAACTTACCATGAGCACAGTGTTGGTAATTTAGAATTACAATTAGTTCATGAATTGCAGGGAGAATGGTGCATTCAAATTGATGCTGATGATGTATATGAGAGACAATTTGTGATAAATATATCTAAATACATTTTGTTGAAATCAGTCGATGTCATTTATGCTGGTGCTACACATATGTGGTCGTTAGAAGAAAAAGATTGGTGGAAAGTCGATCATTTCAGAATTGATTCGGGTTGGATGAATTGGTGGACAAAAGGACAAGTCGCTATTCAGCATCGACGTCCCGCTTTATTTAGAATAATTAAGGGTCAAGATATTTGCGGATATGCCAGAGACCATGGATACCTTTGTCCGAAAGAAATTTTCAATAGTACAAGAAAATTTGATCCTCAAGAATCATTTTGTCATTTCGGATATGCTGTTCCAAGTTTGATTGAAAAAAAATGCATCCGACATGGTAATATTCCGGCTTTAACGCATGAAGAAACACATGAAGGAATTATATATCCACCAGATTATCATCCTGAGGGATTTACACCAGAAATCAATATTGAAACTTTCAAGAAAAGTTGGATGAATCAAGAGGGCATGCAATTAATGAAATTTCCGCGAACTATCTGGAGCTAATGTGAATTCATACAAACACTTTTCTAACGTTGATTGTAAATATTTTCCCTGCCACCAAATCGCACATCAGAACTGCAAATTCTGTTTTTGTTGTTTATATTCTTATGACTGTGGTGGAAATTTTGTTATGTTGAAAAATGGCAAAAAAGATTGTTCTGGATGTACATTACCTCATACTGAACACGGTTATGAATTTATTATGAAAAGACTTACGGAGCTTGCATGGAAAAAGTTGACATCATAATTGTTAGTTATAATGCGATAGAATTTTTAAAGAAGTGTATAAATTCTGTTAAGTTATATAGTGCTGATGCAAAAATAATTATTGTAGATAATAAATCAAATCAGAGTTCTATAGATTATTTGAAATCGATACAGTGCGATACAATAAAAGTAATTTACAATAACAAAAATTACGGATTCGGTCATGCAAACAATCAAGCGCTAGAAATTAGTAATGCAGAATATATTTGTTTTTTAAATTCTGATACGATAGTCACTGAAAATTGGCTATCGAATATGATTCATGTTTTACAAGAGCAAAAAGTTGCATTTGTAGGACCGACTTCAAATGTTATTTCATCAGATCAGCAAAAAGTAAAATTCAAATATTTTCAACCGTTGGATAGTGATGATGATTCTAAAATTCAGGAATTTTCAAAACAACAATTTGACAAAAATAAATTTGAAGTTCTTCAAACAAGGCGACTAGTCGGTTTTTGTATCTTGACAAAACGTGAATATTTAGACAAAATAGGCAATTTCGACGAAAGATATGGAATCGGCAATTTTGAAGATGATGACTTATGTTTAAGAGCTATTGAACGTGGTTATAAAATGTGCTGTGCAAAGGGCGTTTTTATTTATCATTATGGCGGGAAATCATTTAAGGAAGAATATGATGATCCGACACCGACTGAACTTTTAGAAAAGAATCAAAAAATCCATGAACTGAAGTGGTATAAATCAAAGCGAATTGATAAAGCCAATGAAATAAAAAACCCTCTAAAAATTATTTATTTAATGGCATCAGACGGTCCATCTGGTGGTGTAAAAGTAATTTTTGAACAGGCCAATAGACTGAGAGCAAGAGGTCATGATGTCAAAATTCATTGTGGCGTTAAAGAATCAAAACCATGGTTTCCTGTCAAAGTACCAATTATTTATAGCTTGACAAATATTCCTGATTGTGATATTTTGATAGGAACATATTTTTCGACTTTGCCATTTTTGCAGCTCGTTAATGCAAAAGTGAAACTTCATTTATGTCAGGGTTATGAAGCTCAGTTATACTCAGATATAAGTATGTTGAGTACAATCAAAAATAATTATAGAATTACAAAAGAAAAAATTGTTGTATCGAATTGGTTAAAGAAAATTATTGATGAAGAGTATGGAATTAATTGTCATTATATTAGCAATGGACTTGACCAAAACGTGTTTTCTTTTGAAAAACATAAAAGAAATGAAAAAGTTCGTGTTTTAGTAACAGGAAACGACGGATTAGAAATTAAGGGAATTCGTTTTGCTTTAGCAGCAATTCGTGATTTAGTAGAATCTAAAAAAATTGAATTAGTAAGATTATCAGGATCTGTTCGATCGGAAACTAATCTTGATTGTGAATTTCATTTAATGACGCAGATGACACAAGATGAGATCGCAAAAGTTTATGGGTCTTGCGATATTACGATAAATGCTTCGAAAAAAGTTGAAGGTTTTAGCTTACCGCCATTGGAATCAATGGCAAGTGGTACACCCGTTATTACTTCTGATTGTGGCGGTGTCATGGATTATGCAGTTGATGGATTCAATGCTTTGGTTGTTCATGCAGAAAATTCTCAAGCAATCAGAGAAAAGCTAGATTTACTATTAAAAGATGAAAAATTATATGACAGACTAGCAGATCAGGGCATAAAAACGTCGAAACAATATGTTTGGTATAATCAGATCGACAAGCTTGAAAAACTTTTCTACGATTTATATTTTGAGTCTCTGAAGAAAGAAACAGAGAGTTTATCTGTTTGTATGATTGTCAAAAATGAGCAAGAATATTTACAACAATGTCTTGAAAGTATTAAAACAATTGCAAATGAAATTATCATTGTAGATACTGGATCGACGGATGAGACAATACAGATAGCCAAGCGGTTCGGTGTAAAATTATACCATTTTGAATGGAATGATGATTTTTCAGCAGCTAGAAATTTTGCTCTTTCAAAAGCAACTCAAAAGTGGACATTAATTCTTGATGCCGATGAAAGAATTGCTTCGAAAGATTTGCTAAAACTGAGAGAAATGCTACAAGGAGACAATTTTGCATATAATTTCGAAACTAGAAATTATGTGACTGACAGAAATATTGAAGGTGTCAGAGCATGCGACGGAAGATACAAAGAAGACAAAGATTTTGTCGGTTGGTGTTGGTCTGTCAAAATTAGATTATTTCAAACGAATAAACAAATACAATTTGTTGGCAAAGTTCATGAACTTGTTGAAGAGTCAATAAATGTACCTGTCAAAAATGCACAAATTCAGATATTACATTTTGGGTATTTAAAAAATAGACAAAATAAAGACAATTTATATTTAAGGCTGGGAATTGAAAAACTGAAAAATAAAAAAGATGATGTAAAGGCAATTTTTGAACTGGCCACTCAATATATGGCTTTGAATGATTACGATGAAGCTCTAGTTTTATGGAGAAAAGCATTAGAAATTGAACCGGGCAATGTCGATTTTTTGTCGAAAATAGGAACAACGTATAATTTATTGGAAAATTATGCAAGTGCTGAAAAATATTTCAAAAAATCATTACAAATTAAAGAGACTGAATATGCATATCGACATTTGGGAATTACATATGCAAAATTAAACGATTATCAAAAGTCTTATGATTGCTTTCGTAAGATAATTCATGTCACAAAAGATTTGAAAGCTTTCGGTGATTATGCTTATTGCTGTAATGTATTAAGAAAGTTTGATGAAACGATACTGATCGTTGAACCTTTGATGAAAAAATATAGAAGCATCGTTCAACCGTGGGGTCTTTTAGATATTGCATATAATGAAAAAGCTATAGAATTTGCTAGAACTCGAAAATTTCAGCAAGCATTGTTATTCCTCAGACAAGCCATCGCTTTAAATCCAAATTTTGAGGCTGCACAAAGAAATTTGAAAGAAGTTGTCAGAGTCATGAATTTGACTGGCAGCACAAAGTAATTTCTAAAGTTTTTATATAATTTGCTAGTCAAGGAATAAAATTATGGCATACACATTAATTGAATTTCAGAAAAGAATGAAAGATCCTAATTTTCTTCTGCAAGGTACAGAAAAGTGCAAGATATGTAAAGTACCGCTGCAAACTACTATAACCGGTAGAAGAAAGTCAGACAAAGGTTTCGTGTGTGATGATTGTTGGTTTGACTTATTGGGCATAGAATTGGATGCTCATCCGATTTGTATGCCAATGGTTCATCACTAAAATGGCACTATCTTTTAGAGTAAAAATAAAAAAGAAGAGAAAAAGACTGCCGCCATCAAGGTTGCAAGCTAATTATAAAAAAGATTTGCAAAATATGCTGAGGCGGATTGGTGCGAAGGGTATTAACAACATTAGATCAGAGATAAGAAAACGAGATTTGATTAATACGGGCAACATGTTGAAAAATGTCGGTTATCGGTTATCTCCGAGAGGTGTAAAATTTGAGGTTCGTACAAATTATGCGAAATATCTAGAAGACGGTGTCAGAAGACATCAAATGAAATATTTGTTGAAGTCGAAAAAGCCAATTCCGATCGATGCAGCAAACGGCATTTTTAGATGGGCATCTCCAAAATCGATGAAAGAAAAAAAATGGACTCATCCGGGTTTTAAAAAAGGCCGCGGTTTCATGTCAGAAAGTGTCAAAAGAACTAGAAAAGATTTGGGTGATGAGATTGCAAAGATGAGATTTAAAATTTTTTAAAGGAGATTCAATCATGTCACAAAATTTACATTTCAACATCGGTGCACTTACAACAATCGCGATTTTGATTTTACAGCATTATGGAGTCGGAAGCGACCAGGCTTCAACAATCGTTTCTAACATCATGCTGGGAGCATCAAGCTTGTATACATTATTTGGATTGATTCATAATATTTATACAAAGGGCACAGTTAGTCAAACAAATGGTCAGAATGTCGTAACAGTAGTTCCCAAAGTTCATGAGCAAGTAATTGACGAAATCAAAAATGCAGCAGCTATTCTGAATACATTAATAGAAGCTAGAACTACGCTTGCACAAGCAATGAATTCAGTTGCTGCAATAGTACCCACTCCAATTGTGTCTTCTGCTTATGTTCAGGATGTTTCTACAATTGCAAAAGACACAAAAACTGAAACTGTTGCTTGACTATGCCTATCTTAAATTATGAGCATGTTGATGTTTTTAAAAGGATCTGGGCCAATGCTTCAAAACAGATTTTAAAAGAAAAAGCGGGATTTGGAATGGTTGTAAGATGCAAAGTGATAGGAGATGTTGAACTAAATGACATTTGTCGTAGAGTCAATAGGGGTGAGATTCAAACTTTTAATGATTTCGAAATTAAAAAATCTGATGATTTGAGAAATGCGATACAAAATGGTTGGTTAGAAGTGATTAAGGGAACATTTCCTATAAAATCGATTGCAACATTTAAAGAAAAAGTCACAGCACAAATTAACAAAAATTCAGAAATTATGTCAAAAGAAGAAATTTTAGCCATGGCACAAGAAATGGCAAGAACCATGGCAATCGAGATGTCAAAGAACATGATTAAAAATGATGATGTTATTCGTCAAATTGCTAGTCAACTTGCAAGTGAAATGGTTGCTCAAATTTTAGAAAAAGGTCAATTCATCAAACAAAAAGAACAACAGCAAGTCGATTCACATGATGATGCACAAGATATTTTCATTGATGTTTCTCCAGAAGAATCAAAAATTAGTACTAATATTAAGGATGTCGGAAAGATTCAAAGCGCGAAAGATGATATCAGTGGATCGTTAGAGAAGATGAAAATGTTTCGCAGAAAACAAGGAGGACAAGCATGATCCCGATTCCTGTAGCTGGACAAACATACCGATGTAAATATTTTAAAATTGAAGAAATCATGTGTCCCGAACTGCTTAAAGCAAATGGCGAAGAACTTTGTTGGTGGATGTGGAATAAATATATTTTATGGACTGTGGATGTCATGAGAGAATTATATGGTGTATCGGCTTTGATAAATAATTGGAAACAGGGCGGACAATTTTCATATCGAGGAGCTCGACCGTCAACATATACACAAACTGGTCCTCTGGATCCTCACAAATTTTTGATTGCTCTGGATGTCAATTTTGGACAAATTCCGGCTTCAACTGTGATTAATGATATTTTGACAAAGCCAAATCAGCCAGAGTTTCAATTTATTTCAGGGCTGGAACTTGGTGTAACATGGAATCATTTAGATGTCCGCAATGTGACGAAAGTCAATGGGTTGCCGTTCACGTTTACAAAATAAGGATGGATTTATGGACATTAATTTAGAAGAAAAAAAAGAAGAGAAAAAAGTGCAAACAAATATTAGCATAGCAAGAGATTTGGGACTCGGAGTTGATGTAGGAACGATGACATGTGTTTCTGCTATTTCAAAAAATAAAATAGCAAGTTTCAAAGTCCAAAGAGATGCGTTTTTCGATGTTGATAATGACCAGATGTCGAAAAATATGCTAGCAAAATTAAATGCAAATTATATAGAAAGTGAAGATAAAAAAAGATTATATATTATCGGCGAAGAGGCATTTAATTTAGCAAATTTTTTCAATCAAAACATACGTCGTCCATTGGCAAAAGGTGTTATCTCAACTCATGAAAAAGAAGCTCTTTCAATGATTAAGGTCATACTTCATGCATTGATTGGTGATCCGATTCAAGACGATGAAGTATGTCATTTTTCAGTACCTGGTGTTTCGATTGATGCACCAGACCAGAATGTAATTTATCATACAAATATTTTAAAGTCATTTATTTCTTCTTTCGGATTTAAAGCAATTCCTTTGAATGAAGCTTTTGCAATTACTTTGGCTGAATTAGAAGATGAAGGCTATATGGGCTTGTCTTTGTCATTCGGCGCGGGAATGGTGAATTGTGCACTTTCTTTCTTGGGAATTTCAAATGAAAAGCATCAATTTTCATTATCTAGAGCTGGTGATTGGATCGATGCTGGCGCAGGAGCCGCTGTTGGATTGAATACATCGAGAATAACTGCAATAAAAGAAGCAGGAATCGATTTGTTAAATCCTAAAAATAGAGAAGAAACAGCAATTAAAATTTATTATGAACATTTAATCAATTATGTTTGTAATGCGCTTGAAAAGAAATTAAATCATGCAGAAAATATTCCTAATTTTCCAGAGCCAATAACAGTTGTTGTTAGTGGTGGAACATCGAAAGCCGGTAATTTTGAAAAACTTTTTGAAAAAGAACTTAGATTAAAAACATTACCATTTAAAATTAAACAAGTGAAGATTGCAAAAGACCAATTGACGTCTGTTGCAAAAGGTTGTCTTTTGAATTCATTAAATTATAATCTATAGGGGAGGAATCGCTATGGAAATGACAGATGTAAAAAACAATCTTCGAAAAGTTGCGAAAGAAATTGAAAACGATGATCCGATGCTTGCAGAAGAAATTTTGGATGCAAGCGACGAAGCGGAAGATTTAGAAGAAAAAAGCGAGCTGTGGGATCATATGCCAGAAAATGTTATCGGAATCCATGGGCCAAATACTGTGACAAGTGCAGAAAAGAAAGCATCTTTGCTCAATGAGGGAGATTTTTGCACATGTTGTAATCCCGCGCAGGGAATTTTTAAAGGTTATAAGTATTTGGTAGGGCCCACAATAGAACCAGGACTTGTAATAATTAGTGATGTAGATGGTAAAAAAATTGGTCTATTTAATATTAATCGATTCTTACCAGATACTAACGCATTTTAAAGCTCATCAATTTGAGTTAATGGTTATCTATTAAGGTAACATTTACGATGAATTCTAGACCATCGAGAGAACACTATGAGCAAAATCCATGACGTTAAAGAAGGTGACATTATCAAGCACATGTTTATCTGCCAAGCGTGTGGAAATTGTCATTTCTTTATCGAGCCGCTATGGGGTTGGAATCAAGACCGAGAAAAGCCGACTGTGACGGGATCGATTCTTATTCATGCTCACCCAGGAACTCCTGGCGTATTTAAGGATACACCAAGATGTCATAGTCTCATCAAAGATGGGCAAATTCAGTACTTATCTGATTGTTCACACGACATGGCAAATAAAACGATTGAAATACCCGATTTTGATGAATGGTTTATGTTGAAAAACGAGGAATAAAAAAGGAGCTAATTATCTACTTCGCCATTAGCAACGCACTAAAAAAACGATTTGTGTTTGTCTTTCAGGACATTTTTCGTGATCATCCGATTTGGAACAAAGTTTCAGTGATTACTAAATTTCCTGAAGAAGAAAGACCTAAATATGCTTTGCTAATTCGAAGTGCTTCGGGTAATTCGTTAAAATTAAGTCTTGATAATTTTATCAGGACAAATTATGCTTTTAGCGGATTGGCAAATTTGAAAGGAATAAATGGGAAATCGATCGAATGGGTAAGAGATGATCATAATAACATGGATAAATTATCAGCTCCGGGATTTTACGTTGTAAAAATAACTGCTGATATTTCGACTGATGAGAAAGAACAATATAATTTTGTAGTTGATCCTTTTTTAGTTGTAAATGATGAGCCCTTAACATTAGAAGATCATGTCAGTGGAAAGAAAACTGTTGTTTTGAAGCAACTTCCAGTAAATCCCGATTCTGAAGTAATACATATTGATGGCGGAGATGAACTGAAAAGAAATATCAATTATGTTATTGATTATGATTCAGGAAGAATAATTTTTAATGATGACACAAACGATTATGGAAATGTAAGTTGTGATTATCAAGTTATTGGTGCTGAATTAGGACCTTTTGTGATTGAACCCTATTCATTAAATAATGACGCAGTACCTGGTGTAATTATCGCTTTCGGAGATGGAATTAAAGTTAATGACGAACAAGTTGTTTTCGTCGAAAAAGAAGAAAAACCGACAGCGAAAGTGTTTGGTGGAAGATGGAACATGACAATTTCTCTGATTGCTGTTAGCTTGGACTCTGATCAACAAGAAAGACTATCTGACTACGCAGTATCTATGTTTTGGGCAGAATGGCAAGATAAATTAGTCAATGAAGGGATTCTAATTCACGATTTCACTTTAAGCGAAGCCGAAGAAGAAGAAATGGATTTGCCCTCGGAATATAATTATACAGGCGGCATAGATTTCAATGTAGATACTGACTGGGAATTACATGTTCCTCTTATCAGTGAACTAAGAAGAATCAATCCATATTATGGAAACGAAAGTTTTAAACAAACACAAAGTGATTTAAAAGAAGCGCTTTACGAAAAAGAACAATTCGATATAAGAATGGTTAATGCAAAAAATAATCAATTTGGTATACAAATGCTTATGCCCTCGGACTCTGCAGTTATGCTGCCATCAAATCCATACAAACAATTCGACAGAAAAACAGAAGTTTATCCAAGAACTGCTTAATTTAATTTCAAATTTTCTAAAGTATTTATTAAAAAATATATTTTGATAATAAATTTATCAAGGAGCAATAATTATGTCATCTCCCTATCAGGGCAGTTTTTCTTATGATGTATATGCAGCAGCTGGTGTTGGTACATTTGCACCGAGCTATTTGCAGAAAAGATATAAATTATTATATCAAAAGGCTGCATTGGCTGACGGTGAACTCGAAGAAAATATAACTGAGTCCGAATCCATGTTGCGTCAAATTATTCGAAGCAACTTCGCTAATGGATCATCATTAAATAACGGATTCAAAATAGCAATTAGCACAATAAGCCAAAATAATAATTTTCGAATTCAAGGCGGAGACGGAACACTCGACGGCGCCGGTACATTATTTGTTGATGGTTACATTTTGGCAATAAAAAGTGATTACGACTTCAAGGGAACTAACGGCCAAGCTGATACTGGAAATTTAACTGATGACAGAGACACAAAGGGCACTGTTTTTGTTTATGACTCAACAAGAACACCTGTCGGTGACACAGGTACTTATGAAACACCGTTGTCATTGGGAAGAATTGATTCAGTTTTCGTAGATTTCTATTTTGCTCAAGTTGCACCATCAGGATCGTCAGAGTATATTGATACAAGTTTGATTGTACCCGGCATTAATAAATTAACGCAATATAGAGTTAGACAAGTTCAAGATATTTGTGTTGTAATGGGAGCAGAAAACGCATCTCCGGTTGCTCCAACATTGCCAGGAACAGTAATTCAATCCGGTGTATTTCATTATGCAATTGATGCAAACGGAATTTATCACAGATATATCAAAATTGCTGAAATAACAAGAAGTCCAGGAAATGACAATGTTAGTGTTATCGCTGATAAAAGATTTATAATTAGTCCGGCAAGTTTATTTGCAGATGGAACGACTGGAATCGGAACTGATACATCTGGACATGATAGAGGATCTATGCTTATCAACGGGCCAGTCGGAATCGGTACAACAATAAAAAGCAATCGTAATGCTCTGGAAGTTAATTCTATTTCAAGTCCTGCATGGTTACATAACAGTGATACATTTAATACGACAGTAGGTGTCGTATCTTATACTTTTGATAGAACAATTGAAATTAATGGTACTGGCACTAGTAAAGCGGGAGGATCACTTTATTTTTCAAGTGCTCCATATAGCAACGTGTCATGGTTCATCAGTTCAATCGACTTACAATCGATAGTGATCGGATCACAACAAACTAATGCAAGTATTTTGTTAAATAATTCAGTTGGTATCGGAACAAACTCGGCATACGGTAGTGCCGGAGTTCATGGATTACAAGTAGAAGGAACTAAAATCATCGGAAGGACAGATACAACAACAGATTTGGGAAGTTTGACACGAAGATTTAAAGATGCATATGTTGGCGGATCAGTAATATATGGAACTGATGCTGGAAACTTTTTGAAATTCTATTTTCATGATACTACAAGCGGCGATGTTTCTGCAATTACAATAGATGGAACAACTGATTTTCCTTCTCCGAAACTTGGAATTGGAACTGGAATTCCATTGGCAACATTACACATTGAGGGATCGAAAGTACTTGGAAAAATTGGCGGTGGAACAGACTTGGGTGACGGTACAAGATTTTTCGGTGATATTTACTTATATGAATCACTAAGATTTAACACTTTTAGCAGTTATATAAAAAATGCTTATGGCAACACATGCATTTCATTGGATTCAAGTCAAAATGTTGGTATTGCAACTGATACTCCGATAAATAATAGTTTTCAAATAGAAAGACCCAAAGTTGTCGGTATATTGGGTGGTGGAACAGATCTGGGTGATATCACTAGATATTTCGGCGATATTTATATGAGCGAAAGTCTGATATTTAAGAAAGCAATCGGTCCTTATTATGGTTATCTAAAAAATGGATCAGGTGATATTGCAATTTCTATCGACGATAGTGCCCATGTTGGCATTGGTACATTAATAGCATTGCATGTTTCACCAGGAGATGCCACATTTGAAGGATTGGTCGGTATCGGTACAGTTCCTATACGACCACTAGATATATTTTATAGTTCAGCCAACGCTGTAATCAGATCAATACAAAGTGGAACTGGATTTGCTATCAGTGGTGAATGTTCTGGTTCACCAACAAATACACCAGCTATTCAGGGAACTAATAGGACTGGAGCTAGTGGCATCGGAGTTCTTGGCATTGGTGATGCTGCTGGTGTACAAGGACAAGTAACAACTGATAATGCTACGACATTTAGCATTCAGGGATTAAATGCTGCTGGAATTGGAACGTTTAATGTTCCGGGAGCTGGACCATTTAATACTGCTACGGGTGCATCTGGTATTGCTCTATATATTGACAATCAAGGATTAGTGGGTAGAGTTCCAGCATCTTCATTAAGATTCAAACAAGACATTCTGAATATGGAAAATACTGATTGGTTTTATGATTTAAGACCCGTTAATTTTTCTTATAAAAATGATGTTGAAAGAACGAAGCGGTATGGATTGATTGCTGAGGAAGTAGCATTGATAAATGAAACTTTTATTACAAGAGACAAGGAAGGAATTCCGGATTCAGTTCAATATGAACGCTTTATTCCAGTTCTTATTAATGAAATCAAAAATTTGAAAAATAAAATTATTATTTTAGAGGCAAAATTGGCCTGATTAAACCATAATTAAAGGAGATTCAAAAATGGAAACGTCTAATGAGCAGAAAATGGCTGAGCAAATGGAAACGACGGCTGATGCAGCAAAAACAGTTCAGGATTTACAACAAATGCCGATACTTGATAAATCACCCCAAACTGTTAAAGTTGATGAAAATACAGCTTTTCAACTTCGTCTTTTGCAATTTGACAAAGAGATAACTGAAGCAAAATTAAAGGTTGCAGATCTAGAAAATCAAAAAATGCAATTTTCTTTCGATCGGAATATGCAGATTGTGATTGCAAATTCACAGCAAAATTTGCTGAAAGAGCAAATTGAAACAGAAACACGAAAACGTTTACAAGAACAAACAACTAAAAAATAGAGTTTTCTAAAGTTTTTATCAAAATAATACTAAATTAAAGATTCATTTTAATGAGAATGTTCAAATTTCAGAAAACAAAGGAGTAAAAAATGGGACCATTTGTTGGCTACGCGCCACCCGGAACTTACACCTCAACCTTCCTCGATCAACCGATTGCAACATTATTGGCTAATTTGCGTGTACCGGCTTTGATAGGTACTGCAGAAGAAGTCAATTTGCTTGATGGTTATGAGATGGTTCGTGGTAGTTCGCCGACTATTGATCAGAAAGTTACTGAAGATGTTTCAAGTTTTTTTGATGGTATGGGAAATTTGGGAAATCGTACTTTTACAACTTTTCATAAGCCAATTGTAACAGGTGATGGTTCAGGAACTATTACTAACAAAGCTAATAACATCGTTGTTAAAGTCGATGGTATAATTGCGATTGTTGCTTCGATTGTTGGTCTTTCGGGAACAGTTGTTTTAGCACTTGCTCCTAATCCGACTGGTACATCAAATCCTACTGTTACGATTGCATATTTCTACAAAAGAACTGATACCAGAATTTTGAATGAAAATCTGTCAGATCAGGCTGACGGATCGACAACGACTTTTTATGTTGCAAATGAACCCATTGTTGATGGTTCAAACGCAGGACGAGTAACGACAAATGTCTCTGATGTCAAAGTTAAGGTCAGCAATTCATTTGCTGATGTCATACATCTCGATGGAGCTAATGGTGCAATTACGCTGGCAACTGCTCCTGCACTGAATGCAACTGTTACTGTAACATACTTTTTCAATCAATATCCCAATACATCTGACGATCTTCCAGTTGCTGGTTTAACACAGATGATTCGTGTCGGATATTCTCCTGAAACATCAGATTTCATTGAAGATGTTGATTTTGCGATTATTGATGACCAGATTCAGTGGGGTACAGGTTGGAAATTAGTTCCAGATCCCAATGATTCAGGAATTTTCAATGATAATATGATTGTTGTTTCTGTTTTTGATAATAAGAAATACAAAGAAGATGTTTCTAGTCAATTTACAGGAACTGAAAACTTTTGTACTGTTTCAATTATTCCTATTGTCAACGGAACTGCAAGACAGAGTACAAGTCCGCAAATGAATCCGATCGACATCTATACTGTCGATCAGACATCAGTGGTTGTTAAAGTTAACGGAACCGAGGTTGATGTCAGAAGAGTACAGGGCGATATCGGAAAAATAACTTTGGTTAGTGCTCCTGCTCCTGGTTCAACGGTTACTGTGACATATTGGTATAGCAGAATCATTGATGGTCAGTATAACGTTGAAGTTATAACTGCAGGCGGACAGGATGTTGGTCAATATCATGTTTGGTACAATGATGTTGTTGGAAATCAGATCGACGTTGGCAATGTCGGTTTGCTTGTGACTGATCAGGGCAAATTTTATTCTGATTCATTACCGACAATTCCTCTTGATTATGCTATCGATGAAAATGTGACGATCACTGTAACTTCAAGTCTGGGATTTGCTGTAACATCTGATCAATCAGCTGGATCGAACGGATACGGAACTGTCGGTTCGACGTATATTGATGTCAACACGGGATTATTTTTTACTTTAGATGAAAGTGTTGTTACTTCATCAGTGACGATACAAATGGTTATTGAAAAAGCTGCGGCAATAATTCCTGTCAGTTCGACATTAAGTAATACGTTGACAAGCATACCGGGTGCTACAGTCGATGTTCTTTCGACAGAGAATGCTTTTGATCCAATCACAGCAGCTGGAGATCTGACGAAATTGTATATTTTCAATAAGTCGGGAAAAGAACCTGCTGTCAGTGATGTTTATTATGTCACATATACTTATGTGAAAACTGATTTCGAACCTGCTGTTTTTACACAGTTCAAAGATGTTACAAATGAATATGGCGCATTGAGTGAAAACAATTCTCTTGTTCTTGCTGCATATTTGGCAATGTTAAACGGAGCAACTGCATTGATTTGCTATCAAGTCAGAAAGGGAGCAGATTCGGAAGTTGCACCAGATCAATATTATTTTGATGCGCTGGATGTTTTGAAATCAGACGTTTCAGGAGTTGCACCTTCAATCGTTTTTCCTGTTACATCTTCTCAGTCAGTCATTGAATATACTACAGCTCATGTGACTCAGATGTCATCCAAGAGATATCGCAGAGAAAGAACTTCTTTCTTCGGATATGCCGTTGGAACTGAGCCCTTGGATGCTGCTAATTTTGCTGCTTCGATCAATAATCAGAGGATGCTCGCTGTATATCCTGACGGAGCAACGATTCAGCTTGTCGATACAAATGGAGTGGCAACGGATCATGTTATTGAAGGTTCATATTTGGCGGCTGCAATGGTTGGTTTAAATGTTAATTCAATGTATGATGTTGCGACTCCAATGACGAGAAAACAGCTCGTCGGATTGAAGCAATTAGTCAGAACGTTGGATGAACCGACGATGGATATGGTTGCAATTAAGGGTGTAACGATAATTACTCAAAACTTCACAGTTCGTCATAGTTTGTCAACAAACATGTCGAATATAATAACGAGTGATCCTGCAGTTACAACAATTTCTGACTTTATCCAGCAGCAGACAAGACAGGTTCTGGATCCGTTTATTGGAAGAAAGATTGTTGATGGATTTACTAATGATGTTGCAAGGACTGATACAGCAATGTTAAGGGCAGCAAAACAGGCACAAATCATTTCTAATTATACTCCTGCAACTGCTGTCAGAGATCCTAACAATCCCAAGATGATCAACGTTTCAGCTTACTATGTGCCAGTATTCGGATGTGACTGGATATTAGTAGAATATGGCCTAAGGACATCATAATTAACAATTTATGAAAATTGCTTAATCTAATTTATTAAGTCCAGAGAATACTAAAACTATTCTCTGGATTTTTTGTATTTTAAACATTTTCACATGACACATTATTGTTGTGATGTAATTTTTTACAAAAAGTTAATTTTCTAAAGTTTTTATTTTATTTATAGTTATAGTCGCATTACATTTAGTGATGTGTGGATTGAAACTTAATCAAAATAGAATTTTCTTTAAAGGAGGCTAACATGGCCGGAACACCGAATTATATTTATCGTAGGGGAGCATCTCCGAATACAAGATTGTTAAGCAGTCAGAGGGTCAGAGTATTTAGTTTTGATTCTGACGCTGCTGCAGGACAATATGCTCAAATTGGATTGATCCAAACATGGAGTCCATCGCAATCAAGAACGGTTGATCCTGCTCGTGGTATCGGTCATGGAGACCATACAGCAGAACTTGGTGTCGGTGTGACTGACTTGACAGCAACATGTTCGATTTTGATGATGTATTTAAAAGATACATCTCAGATTTTCGGATACAAAGGTGGATCATCGGGTTTGATTCGGTCTTTGCAACATCACAGATGGCCCTTTGACGTCAAGGAAACAATCGTCATGCCCGATTTGCTTGTCTTGACTGGTGAAAATACAGGTGCTGGTGTTGCTACTGATGCTGATGCAGGATCAAACATTATCGAAACAATTTATGAAGCTTGCTGGTTGACATCATACAATAAGTCATTCAATGTAACTGATACAATCGTGACACAGGATGCTGATATGACTGTCACCGATATTTATGCTCAGCCCATGGATGATTATGAAACGGAATTGGTTGATGCGCAGACAAGCAATAAGCTGGCAAGTAATTTATTCAAATTTTCAAATGGATAATTAATTATGCCTTCAGTCAGTCAAACACAGCAGCGTCTAATGGGTATGGCTTGGGCTTATCAAAAAGGCGAGCTTTCTTTAAAGGATGTGCCTGCTTCTTTAAAAGAAAAAATTAAAGATTTAGCTGGGCACATGAAAAAGAAAGATTTGTCAGATTTTGCACACACAAAACGAAAAGATTTACCAGAACGAATAACAAACATAGTTGACATGATAATGAAAAAAGCAATTCTTCGTTAATGCTTCAATAGGATTGTATTTCTACTTCAAGTGTTCATTGACCCTAGCAATCCAGGGGAGAACACTTATTCTTCTCAGACTTAAATTTCTAAACTTTTTATCAAAACGCACATTATGACTAATGAAGAGCAACAAAGTGCCATATTAAAATTAATATTACAGGGATATCTTGAATACGATTTTGATATTGGTGATAAAAAGATTACATTTAGAAATTTGAATAAAAAAGAACAAAGATATTTACAAGAAAAATATAAGGGTGAAAAGTCAACTAAAAACTTTGTTCTAGTTATAGAATTATTGACTCTAAGCATCGAAAAAATAAATGGAATCAAAATTGAAAAGAGTCAAATTGCTGATTATTTGAACAGATTCAATCCAGCTATTACGAGATATTTGTATTATTTGTATGATAAAATGCTGGTTCAGATTCGAAGTTTATTAGAAGATTTAGAAGATTTTGTCAGATGTGAATTGTCTAAGAGTTATTGGGTTTTATTCAAAAGGTTAAATGTTCAGAAAAGTTTTGAAGAACTGGAAGATGTCAACGAATTTCAATTATATTGGATAATTTCGAACAATAGTTTAGATTTAATTGAAAGTAATTTTTATGAATGGCAAAGGTCAGAATATTTAGCTAAGTATATTTGTGCGTTTTTAAATCCCAAAGAATACAAAAAATTAGAGAAAAATTTTAATGTTTCACAAAACTTAGAACGAGCTTTGACTGGAAAAATTGCAGATGATAGTAATGATGAATTTGATAATGCTGATATGGAAGTCTTTGACAATTTAAACAAAAAGAGTGACGAAACAAAAGATGAATATGCACAACGTGTTAGTGAAGCTGTCAAAGAATGTCTGAAGGGTGAAAAACTTGATGATCATGCGTTGGCAGTTAGAAAATATGAAATAATGATGCTACAAAGAATGATATTAGCGAAAAGGATGAAATTTGATATTGCTAAAGAAATAGCAAGAAGATCGAAAAAAGTTGATGAATTTGATGATGAAAATCAAGAACCAATTGCTGAAGAAGAAAAAAGAGATTTTTATCGGAACGGAATCGATTATTCAGAACTTATACATGAAAAGATATTTGCTGAAATTTCAAAGAAAATAAAATTGATGATTTTTGAAGAAATGATGAATTTTGAAATTGATATTTCGAAACATGTTGAAAAAGCGCTTGCTGATTCTAAGAAAGAAAAAATGGTGATCAATCCCATCAAACAGCAAGCACAGTTAGTTGATTTCGGACCCTCAGTGTTGAAAGAAATGAAAAAGAAAAGTGAAGAACGGTGGAAGCGAATTGATGATGTTTTAAATAAGCGTAAAATTAAACAAAATTAAAAAGGAGGCTGATTATGTTTGACAATGAAGAAGTCGACGCAGAACTTGATAAAAAGTTAGGTGAAGCTGCAAAAAAGAGATGGGAAGAAATAAATAAGAACAAAAAGTCTGATGATGTGCGAGAAAAGAAAATAACAGCAGCTATTGATAGGCGTCAAGGTGCGATTGATGTCATTCATGAATATCAAGAAAAAACGGGAATACCGACCGAAGATGAAGTTGATATTTTGTTTTTTAATGAAGCTGGTGTCAATATAAATGATGTCAAGAAAGCGAAGGGAGAATAAACATGACAGACAATCCTTTGGAAATGCTAGAAGAAATTGTTAAAATCGGATACAAAGAAAAAGATGTGTCCGTGACAAATGATTTCGTTTTAACGTTGATACCATTATCGGGATTAGTTGAATCCGAAATTCACAATAGAAATGAAAAATCAGACGGCATAGAATATTTTGAAGGTGTAAAAAAAGATACGTTGACTTTTTCAATTATCAAGATAAACGGAAAATCATTACGGTCATATGAAAAAATTGATGACAAGGAAGAAAGAGAAAGAGTGAAAAAAGAAACTTATGATAAAGTTGCTGAAATTTTGTCAAAATGGAATGACGATCTGAGAAACTATGTTTATAGTGAATATACAAAGTTGTGCGATGAGATAAAAGAAGATTTAATAAAATTGGGAATTATTAAAAAAGAAGAACTTAAAGAAGAACCGAAAGTACCGGAAAAAGATGAAGAACAAAAGCCCGTGGAGCAAAAGGAATGAGTTAAATGGCCAACAAAAAAAATGTAACGACTGAAGAAATAGAAGTCAAGGCTAATCTAGACGACTTTAATGCTAGTACTGAAAAAATACTTGACAAATGGAGCGACGTTTTTAAAGTCATGCAAGATGGCGGAAAAGGCGCGATCAAAACACATGCACAATTAACGAAATATGTGACTCGGTTATCTGATAAATTAAGAGATTTTACGAAAGTTAAAGATGTTTTTAAAAATTTGGATCCCAAACAATTTGCAGGAGTTTCTGGAGAGCTTGACAAAGTTTCTGGTGAAATTTCGAAAATAACAAAAGGTACAGGAACTTTAAAGAAAAAATCTGAACTATATAATAAACAGCTTGAAATTGCAAATAAAATAATAAAACAATCAAGTAGTGGACTCAGAGCACAGTTTCAAGTTGATGACAAAATTCGTGCGATAAAAATGAAAACTGGAAAATTATATAATGCAGAATTGAAAGCACAACGAGACATTAACAAAGCAACTATCGCGAAAATTAAAAATGAAAAGAAAGATTTGACTTTTTCTCAAAGAATCGCAGCTCAAATAAAACTGCAAAGAGAAAATTTTGCATTACTAGCACAAGAAACGACGGTGTTGGGTCGTGGAATGAGAGTTCTGAAGGGTGGAATTGATGCAGTAGGTAAGGCAATACAGGAGGCATTCCTTCCATTGCTTGCAATTGTCAGTATAATGAAAATTTTGTCATCATTAGGAGAAGCTGCAGATAAAGCAAGAAAAGCTGCTAGTGAGTTAGCCTCTGCATATGCAGAAGCCGGTGTTTCAGCAAAAGATTTAACGACTGATGTTGATGCATTTAATAAAACTCTCAATACTACGTTGTCTGGATTTGGTATGACATTATCAGAATTGACAGATTGGAATAAAGAGATAATTAGTGCCGGATATGGTGCAAAGATGAGTTCAGAACAAGTAGCTCAATTTGGAATTACTGCAGCAAATTTGGGGAAGTCTGTTGGTGAGTTTGCTGGTTTGATCGTTCAGGGATGGGATGAAATGTCTGCATCATTTCAACAATCTTACAAAGATTTGGGTAATGTTTACGAAATGGCTACAAAATCAGGACTTGGTTTAACAAAATGGTATAGTAAAGCAATCAATGCTGCATCAGGTTTATCAATATTCAATTCAAACACAACAAAATCAATTACTTTGTGGGAAAGTTTAAGAAAAAAATTAAGTACGACGATGTCAGCTGACCAAGCTGCTGAGTTTGCAAAACAATTAATGCGTGGATTTGATGATATGGATCTTGGTGCTCAGACATTGACGACAAGCTTATCTGGAATGGATAAAACGCTAAAAGATATTCAAGACAAATATGCGAATGTAACAGAAGGAACAAAGAGTTGGAATGATGCTGCTGAGGAGCTAGGAAAAACATTCGGTATTACAACCAAAGAAGCTAGGAAAATGATGCCAGATTTCATGAAAGCGAAAGATGCGTATCAAAGAGCGATAATGCTCAGAGGTGCTTCGTCAGATGTAAAAGCACGTGAATCGACTAAAGCTCTGATGGTTCAATCATTGGGTAAACAAAATTTATCTAAAAGAGTAAGTGATATTGGTACAGCAAAAATAAGAGAAATGATTGAGCTAGTTGCGGGAAAAGATAAAGAATATTCTACTGCATTAACAAATTTACTCAAAGAAAATCAGGGAGCGACGTTAGATGCAGTTATTGATAAAATGACAACAATAGAAAAGGGTACTCTCGGGAAAGGTTTTCCATCTGATAAACAGCGAGCTAAAGACATTATAAGTGGACAAAAGAGTGAAATGGAAATTCTTGGAAATGAACTTGCGAATAAATTAGGACCATTAGGAACTGCTATTGGCAAATTTGAAACAGCTGTAAATACATTCGCGGGTGTAATCAGTAATTTCTTTGATTTTTGGGGTTCTAAAAAAGTTGAGCCAGGTAAGCCGACTGCTCCGGGTGAAGAAATTGTTGGAATGCCGGGCTTAAAAGCTCCATTAAAGGTCGCAGAGTCGCAAGTACCTATTTACTCTCCCGAAGTGACATCGACATATAATCAACCGCCAAAAGTCGATATGGGCGGAGTAACAATAAATTTTACTGGAAATGTTTCAGATGCTACTGTAAGAGCAGCAGGATATCAGCTCGCGCAATCTGTAAAAGATGGTTTGTCACATAAGTAAATATCATGGCAACAATAACTGGTGCAAAAACAAATAAACGTGCAATAATATGGAGAATTGACGGAATTCCTAATCCTCCTCCTGAAATGGTGATGTTGATTAATCCTGAAAATTTAGACATTGCATATAATCAAATCATAAATGAAACAAGAACATTGGGTGGTTTTGCAGAAGAGCATTGGGGAGAGCAATTATCATCAATTTCGTCAAGTGGTAGAACAGCAATGTTTTACAGTTCGGGTGGATTGACAAGATTAGATGCTAAATCATCTGCTGGTTATGAAAACTTTTCTAGAATGTTAGACATTTACAGAAGTAATGGAAAAGGTTATGACACGAAAAAAGTTCACAATCCAAATACGATTACAGTATTCGGTACAATAGCTATGTCATATATGAACAAAGAATATCAAGGATATTTTGATGGTTTTACAGTAAAAGAGAATGCTGATAAACAATTTTATCTAGAATATGATTTTACTTTTAAAGTTACAAGATTATTGGGAAACTTAGTAATACAAGCTCAAAACTACACTTTGGACATTGTTAAATGAATTCAACAATAACTGGAGTAAAACCGGCATTAAAACCGATGGTATTTGAATTAGCAATTGATTTGCCGCCTCCTCCGTTTGTGTTACTTTTAAATCCCAACAGCCTTGAAATTAGATTGACTCCTAAAGTTAGCGAAAGTAGAAGAAGGTGGATCGATAGACGAGACAGTGGCTATATTTTGCAAGCACATCATGATGATTTAGATGTATTAACAGCAGATGGAAGATCAGCTCAATTTTATAATGATGGTGGATTGACATCAGAAAATAGACAAGAATCAATTGCATGGGACAATATTGAAAAATTAGTAGCTATCTATAGAAATAACGGCAAAAATTTCAATAAAAATCCTAATCGAAAAAGCACTGGAGTAATTACATCCGTAGGGTCTGTATCAATTTATTACGATTCAAAAGTTTATATCGGTTCATTTAATTCATTTAATGTTACAGAAAGCCAAGACCAGCAATTCAGTGTAAATTTTAATTTTGAATTTAAGGTATATGAAACAAGAAGTTCGTTAACAACTAATATCGGAATTCCAAGTATCTTTTCTGATAATCTTTTCACTTCAAAACTTTAACTATGGCAGCAATTATTTATAAACAAGTTCCAGTCATTCAATTGGCACCTGATGCGATTGTTTTCATTAATGGAAGTGAAACAGTAACAGATGATAATGGAAATAAATATGAAATTAGAAATGATATTTCAGATTTGAGCTCTGAATTGAATACTGAATCAGTTCCTGGTTCTGCGTCATTCACAATATCGATGCCGGATCATTCGATCAGAAGATTGAATGAAACAAGGTATGATTCGTTAATTGTGATGTCTGAAATAGAAATATACATGAAGGGCAGATTTCCTGTCGAGAATGATGACGGGACGTTAGTGTATCCCTATTATCATACGTTTTGGGGAATGATAACGAGCGTAATTGAAAACTATTCTGACGGTATACATACAATACAGGTTTCTTGTGTAGATATTTTACGTTGGTGGGAATTAACAAACTTTATCACAAGTACTGCAGTTGTAGGTGCTGAACAATCGGGTGAAATCTTAGATGATAATCACATTAGAGCTCAAGAAAGCTTTATGAATGGTGAAATTTCGGGTGATTTGAATACCGAGGCGATTGAACTTCTTCCCTACGATTTTTTTTCTAATCAAAACATTCCATATATTCTTATTCGTTTGTCTCAGATATCAACTAGAGATTTTATGCCCGTTTATGATGCTTTAACTCCAAAAGTTGGCAGCAAAATTTCTAAACCCGATCAAATTGAACAAACTGATGTTACAAATCTTGAACGTGATATCATTTTGTATTGGTATAAAAGATTCGGACAAATCGGTAGAAGTTTGAGAATTTTTTCACTTGATCTTCAAACAACAAATGCGACGGGATTCAATCTAAGTGGATTAAAAGATGTGATTGGATTTGCTTATGATAATACGGCACCAGATCTTTACAAAAGTGTCATGAAAACTAAACTTGAAATTGCGAATGAAGTAAAGAACAAAGTAAATTTTGAATTTTTCATGGATACAACGGGAGAAATAATTTTTAAACCTCCTTTCTATAACATGGACGTACGGTCATGTAAAACGAATGTAATTGAGGATGTAGATATAATTAGTTGGGGATTTAATCAGAACGATGCTGAAATCAAAACTAGAATGGATGTTACGGGAGAATTTATACAATCTCAAACGAGTCAGAATGCTCAGCTTGTGATAAAGGGCGTGGCATTAGCATTTGATTTAATCGGAAAATATGGGATAAGAGTTGAAGAAAGAACAGTAGCATGGATTAATACTCCTGAAAATGCATTAATATATGCACAATCGGAACTTAGTAGAATAAATGCATTAGCAAGAGAAGGAAGTGTTGTAATATTAGGAAGACCCGAATTGAGATTGGGTTATCCAATTTACATTCCGTCTAGAGATGCTTTTTATTATATCAGAGGAATAAGTCATGACTTTACTTTCGGCGGTAGTTTTACAACATCATTGTCATTAGTATCAGAAAGAAGAAAATTAAAAGATTCACAGGGAAATATAATAAGCGATGGATTTTATAGAAGTATAGGACAATTAACTGATTCGACAGCTAATGTAGTTGGAACATCAATTGCTGAACCGATTGAAAATGATAATTTCGTCAAACAACTTTATAATCAATGTAATTTTAATGTCTTGCCAACTGTTACAAAACCTGATTATGTCAATCAATGTAAAAATGTATCAGCTATGGAACAAGGACCGTATGAATTAAAATCTGGAACGAAATTAAAACAAGGTTCTTTTAATCCCTTAAAAGAATATCAAGTTACAGATACTGAGGGGTATGAAATCATCGGTGCAATAACGTCATCAGAAAAACCATACGGTTTGGGTTTGCAAATTGGTCCAACTGCAGTCGTAGAAGATACAAGTAATTTGTCTAAGACTGAGATAAAACTAAAAGCTGCTCAAAACTTATTATCTTTACAAATCAATCCCAAAAATATGAATGCAATTATTCTAGATAATACTGAAACATCAATGCTACAGCAAGATGCAAAATATAACATTAATGATATAGCATCAGCACTTCAGAATGTGGGTCAGCAATGACAAAAATTCCTATAGCAAGAAAAATAGGATTAAAAGAAAAACCATATTATGGTCGATATGAGTCATATGCTCGTATTAGAATTGGGCGTGTAATTTATTCTGATTATGAAAAAGGAACGATAGACCTTGAATGGGTTGATAATGTAGGAACTTATTCTAAAATTAATCTTACTTCAGCTTTTTCGGGACAAAGAGGACATATTAAAACGATGCCAGAAGAGGGAAACTTAGTTATTTGTGGATGGAGAAGACAAACAGCAACACTGGATGAACCGGTAATTTTAGCGTATTTTGATGGAGCTTATATTGAAAAGCATAACTATCAATTAACACGTGCAAAAGCTAGTTCAAATCTTCAAGATATTTCAACAATTCAGGACAAAATTGGTTTCAACATTGTTCGTCAGAAAGCTAGAAAAGTTTATCCGGGTGAAATTGATATTGAATCATCGAATGGAGCTGAGGTTTATCTTGATGATAATGTTTTAATCTCTGATAGCAAGCTTTCAGAGATAGAAATAAATTCAAATGACCAATCGATTCGGATGTCTTCTCTTCAACAATATAGTTCATCAGAAGCGGCTCGAACTTGGAACGGAATGATCACAAGACAACCGTTGCAGGGCAATGAATTCATTTCTCCGACTGTTCTTCCTGATGGTCAAAAAGTTTATATAGCAACTGATTCTCAAAATCCATTTCATTTAGGAGGAAAACCATATACAGAATATCGAATTGAAGCGTATCATAAGGGTGATGGTATTTTAAATGTCAATGAAGTCAATGCGGGAATGGATATTACAAATTTATCGCCTGATGTAACGTTTATTATTGGAACAAACGTCGGAAATGATGCGACAAACATAAATAGATATGCAAAAATTTTAAGACCACAAGTTTTTGGAACTCAAAATGATACTACACCAACTGTTGACGATCTTGGATGTTTACCTGAAGAATATGATACTTTGGCTTCAGCATTTCAATTAAAATTTCGTTCAGGCACAAAAATTGATATTGATAAACAAGGTCATTTTTTCACTAATTTTGCTGCTTCAACTGCGCAACATCCCCTGGGAAATGGCAGAAGTTGGGAAAGTAATTTTGACGGTGCAATAAAATGGCTTGTTGGAAAAGATAATCTTGGACATTCAGTTATTATTGATACATTCGGTAGCACAAAAGAAACATACGGTGTTGAAGCAGCAAATTTAAGAAGCATTGAAACAACAACGCAGGGTGGAATTTATACACGGATTTTAGCACCTGATAAAAATGGAAATGCTATTGATTTTAGTGCACAAGGAAATGTCGCATATAATGTTAATGGAAATTATTTTGTCACTGTTTCAGGTGATTATAAAATTACAGTTACAGGAAAAATTACTGAAGAAGTGTTAGGAACGAAAATTGAAAACTATTTAAATGATAAGAGCAATGTGTATGGAGGATCTTATAAAGAAACGATAATTAAAGATAAACAAGTGACAATTGGTGAAAGCCAAACAGTAACGATTGCTGGCACAAAAAATGCTATTCCTGTTGTTCCGACGACTGTTGTCGATTTTCTTGAAATAATGACCGGTTCGATGGAAATCAAAACATTGTTAGGAAATGTTAAAATAAATTCAGTAACACAGCAAGTTGAGGTCAATGGACTCTTAAAAGTTAAACTCGGAAGTGGAGTAAAAATTGAATTGATCGCTCCGTCTGTTGATATCGGACAATTACCAGTACGAGGTGGTGTGATAACAACCTTGACACACCTTGATTACGTAACTGGGGCTCCACTTATTGGTAGCCAGACAGTCAAAGCATCTAGTTAATGGTAATCCATTACTAAACAATTAAAATCAATCTAATGGCTTCGTAGAACATCTAGAAGTCAACTACCTACTTCTAAAGAAGTAGGCTTGAATCGTGAGGTTCAACGTAAGAGTTGATTAGAGGGCAAAGGTTAAATCTTATGCAGAAGTTTAAAGTAAAGTTAAAGAACGTACCTACAGATACTCCACAAGTCTGTAGCTCTACAAATTCTGTATTAAACAAAGACCAAAGTCTTAGTGTACAGGATAAAGTACTGACTTTAAACAACCTCGATGTGGATCTACTCCAACATAAGGGAGGACAGGGCTTGAGAGTTCCTGTTATTGCTTATGTACTTAATCAACGGGGTAATTCGTTGATGCCTTGCTCTGCAAGGAAAGCAAGATTACTTCTAAAAAGGAGAGATGCCCATGTCGTAAAAACTAATCCATTTTTTGTTATTCAGTTAAATCGCGCAAGTGGAGAACAAGTCCAAGAATGTTCACTTGGTATCGATTCAGGTTCTAAGAATATCGGATTTTCGGTTATTACAAACAAAAAAGAAATTGACAGTGGTACATTGATTTTAGATAATAAAACATCCGACAGACTCACTGAACGCGCAATGTACCGAAGAGGACGTAGAAATAAATTGTGGTATCGTAAACCAAGATTTAATAATAGAAAGATAGAGAAAGGTTGGCTACCACCGTCTGCACAGAGAAAGTTTGATACTCATATTACATTAATAAATAAACTTAAAAAGTTATTACCAATCAAAAATATTACAATTGAAGTTGGTAATTTTGATATTCAAAAGATAGAAAATCCAGATATTGCAGGTATACAATATCAACAAGGTTCAATGTTTGAATATCAAAATATGAGAAGTTTCTTGTTAGCAAGAGAACAAGGTAAATGTCAATTGTGCAATAAAGAGTTTAGTAAAGGTAATTCTTCGCACATTCACCATATAATACAAAAAAGTAAAGGCGGTACTGATAGGGAAAAGAATTTAGCATTACTTCACGAATCTTGTCATAAAAAATTACATAAAAACCGATCTTTTAGTTTGCTGAAAAAGAATAAACAATATAAAGATACAACATTTATGAATATAATTCGATGGAGATTTAGAAAAATATTTCCTGATTGCAAATTAACTTATGGTAATGAAACATTCGTTAAAAGAAATAATTTGAGATTAGAAAAGACTCATTACAATGATGCCTTTGTTATCGCTGGTGGAAATAGTCAAACTAAAGTTCAACCTATTATTTTAAAACAAAAACATAAAAATAACAGAGTTCTTCAACTTAATAGAAAAGGCTTTAAACCATCAATAAGAAGGCAGAGGTATTCTATTCAACCCGGAGATATAATTTGGATAAAAGATAAAAAATATATTGTTAAGGGTTGTCATTGTTATGGAAAATGGATCCTTTGTACAAATAATATTAAAAATTTTGATTTTAGTATTAAAAAAGTAGAAAATGTTTTTCATACACAATCAATCTATTAAGTAGAGCGAAATTCCTCCCACGGCTAAAGACGCTCGCAAAGCCTCGCTCCGTGGGTTTCCTTTTCGTAAGATCATGAAACGAGTCAATCATGTTGAGTGGAACAATTCTTGGATCTTTAATATTCACAAATTTTACATCAAAGGGATTCACTGGAACAAAAGCGCTGAGTCTTGCAAATGCAATTGGAAATGGTATAGTAACAGAAATTTTAAAAAGTAATTCATATTCAGGAACAGCAACTGGAGTTGGTCCAGGCTCAGGAATCGGAACAGGAACAATATCTGGAATTGTCGGTGTAAGTGTTACTTCATTAATCATAGCAAATTTGATTGCAAAAAGTATTTCTGGTACAAAAATGGCTGATTTGGCTTCTGCTATTGGAGATGCATTTGCAATACATATTCTTTCAGGACAAGTAACCTCAACAAGTGTTCCTGTCGGAATTGGTGCAGGAATTGGAACGATTTCAGGAATTGTCGGTGCTTCGGTTGGAAGTTCAATAAAACTTTTCATGGTTGCATCTTCAATTTCAGGAACTAAAAGCGGAGATTTAGCAGACGGAATTGGATCGGCAATAGCGACATCAATTTCAGCTGCAATTGTTAATACAATTATTACTGGTGCAGTTACATATCCTACTTCTGCTGCATCGGGTATAGACACAGGAAAGGTTTTTTAAAAATGTCACTATCGATTCAAGACAAAAATTTATTACAAAGTGAAAATGAAAATTTACTTTCACAGAACACTGATTTGTCAAATGGTAATAATGATGCTTTCAATGCGACAGCAGATTTATATCCATTGGACATTCCGTTCAAGAAAATTGTAGATGATATTCATAGCGATATTTTCTTTTATGAAGACGAATTAAAATATTTGGACGGACATGAAATCGTGGATGCATTGCAAGAAGAAACATTTGTCATTTATGATACTGTTGATGATGCAAGAATAAGAATTAGAGATGGCAGATTGAAAATTACAGAAAATAATCAACAAGTTGTTAATATTCCTATTATTCCCATCAAAGGATATTCACAATCAAGAACAAATATTGGAAATGATTTTGATATTTGGTCGAGAGACAGACACGGATCAACAACATCAGAAGTTTTATCATCACCAAATATTATAATTGACGATTGTCATCGAAAATTAAAAGTTAAAATGGACGGATATGAGCAAGAAGTTGATGTTGCTGACATATTAGCGTTGCCGATTCAAATGACAGGACTGCAACTTTCATCAATAATTCAAAATTTATTTCAACAGATTGAATCGGGATCAACATTAAACACAATTTTAGCACCTTATTTTGAAGTTAATATCGGTGATACGATGTATCTTCAAGTCAACGGAGGTTATTTACAACCTGCAACATTTTCAGCAGACGGTTTTGCATTAGTTTTCGGACAACAAATTATGGCAACGGCAAAAGAATGTGTCGATTTTTTCAATAAGCATTGGTCTGGTGTAACAGTAGCTCTTAACGGAACTCAAATTCAAATTTCAATATCATCTGGTTATTTTCAAATTTCAAACGGATATGGAAATCCCAATAATAAATTTGGCTTTTCGATGAAACGAATTATTTATCAAAGTCCATTCACAAGTGCATCATGTGTTTATAATGACAATTTGAATATTTTTACAATAGCATCAGGATCAGGAGGAAGTTCGTCGACTGCTGAAGTTTTACAAGCTAATCCATTGATTGAAAGCATGACATTCACAAATAAAGCAGATGCAACATTATTTCAGTTAAATCATTTTCCTGTTCTTATTAATACATATTCAGTTTATAAAAATTCAGTTTTATTGTCTGATCATATTGACTACTCAATTGTTCTGGCATCTGGAATTTTAGAATTAGTTGTACCATTAGTTGCAACGGATACATTGCAAATCATGTATGGTTACACAAGCGATTTGAGAAATATCATAGGATTTGACGACTTGAATCAACAATATAAAATCCAAGGAAAATATCAAAATAATTTATTGACAGTTAAAATGGGTAATCAAACGGAGACAATACAAATTAAAGATTTTAGAAGATGTTTTCATAGTGTAACATTGGGCGATGATAATGATGATTATGGTGTTCTTTGGAGCGGATTTGGAAATACATTAAGTGGACCATTACTTTGTTCGGGATTTGATGATGCTGCTGATGTTGCGGCTTCTATTCAAGCAAAATTGAGAGAAGTGGGTAGTGGTGGTTTTACAAATGCTGTTTGCAAGTATTATTCATATTCTCAGCAATTTATCATTTATTCGGGAGTTGTTTGCCGACACGGAATGGTCGGTTTAATTTCATCTGTTCATATTTTACCGGGTCCTGATCCGTTACGAGATGCCAGAACAATGTTGGGATTTGATATTCCGGTTGAAGAAGAATTCACAAATGCGTTTGATACTTTGGGTTCTTTATATGATGAATTAAATCAAAAAACGGGTGTATATCAAAATGTCATTGTAGCTGAAATAGATTCTAGAGCCAATTGGGATTCTAGGTTATCACATTCAATTTTATATTCATCAGACACAGGATATTTAGTTGGGACTGGATTTCAAGCATATAGTTTTCCGACAACAAAAATTTATGACGATGGTTCAAGAAGTAAACCAAGAATTTATCCCAATGGAAAAGTTGTCATTGATTCAACGAATAATAAAATAAATTACACTCAGATCGCTAATGTTGAAAAAACTGTGACAATTGTATCGGGAGAATATCCGCCGTCAAGTTCGGAAGATTCAATCGGATTGGACACTGCAATTTCAAATGCATTTGCAGGTTCGGGAATTACTTGTACATATAATTTTACAGCTAAGCAATTCACATTATCAGGATTGGGAACGATTTTATTTGGAACTGGAAAAGATACAAAATATAGCATGGCAGATCGTTTGGGATTTAATTCTACGGATCATATTTTGCCATGTACAAGCGATTATCAAACTCAAATCACAAATTCAAATCCGTTCACAATGGTTTTTCCCAAACAGTTTTTCCCAATCGGTGATATTATCGATCTGACAATAAATGAAAAAAGTTTAATGTTTTTAGAAAGATATTATGCACAATCGGAAAATGTAGATTCAAATTTATTGTCACAAGTTTTGAGTTTGTCACAATATGATAATGAAATTCTGCTAGATGGTTGGGAAAGTTTAGCAAATACTGAATTTACAAAAGTATCGCAAGTGATAAGTGCAATTCGACATCAACGAGGCGCTTATGCAAATCATATCAGTGAAACGGGACCTGAAATTAATAGAAAAACTATTGCGTATGAAAGTGCTGCACAGAATTGGAACAGTTTGAATGATCTTCTTCAAAACCATGCGGGTTTATTGAATATTAAAAAAGAAACTGAGACTGTTTCAGGTACAACTTTTATGATAGCGTCACATACTGGAAAACTGATTTATAACAATCCTCCACCGTTAGTAAATGTTAATGGTGGAAGACATATTACGGGTACATTCAGTAATCCAGAGTTTTTCACAACTTCAAATACATATACCGTAGATAGTTCTGCTTCAGCAAAGTTGATTAGTAGGATGTCAAGTCCATTCAGATTGTCAGACGGTGATGATTTGACAATTAATATCGATTCAGATCAGCCGGTTTCGATGAGAGCTAGTTTAATTGCTGGATATTGTCTCTCAGGAACAAATGCAGTAACAAAAATAACGAGCAATACAAATGACAGATTGTTAATCAATATAGACAACATTGCGATGACAATGATAGATGATCCTGTAACGATATTATCAACAATACCCTATATTTTGATACCGCCAGAAGTAATAATTACTGTGCAGACACAGCATCCATTGCTAGTTTTGGGTACTTCGTCTGGAAGAATTACACATCTAGTCGGACCGGATACTGTTTTAGTTGAAAACGTTGACTATACAATAACTGATTGGGAGCAAGGAATTATCACATTTTTGCCTCGTTTGCCATTATCTTTGGGTGATGTCATTTTAATTTCATATCAATATCAAGCTTTGCATGAAATTATTTTGGGAACACAGATTAACGGATATGATATTGCAGCAAAAATTCAACAAGAAGTTAGAAACATTTACATTAATAACATTACAGATCGTGCATCATTTTTAGGATTTACATGTTCTTTCAATGAAACAAATATTTCATATGCCTTAGTTAGTGGTTCAGGTGGTACAAACTCTTCAGTAAAAGTTTATTCAGATGGCGTTAATGATGCTGCTGTAAGTTTAAAAATTGGAAGAAAAAATGGTGTTTCAAATGGTGGCAGTGCTGTTGCAGGAAGTGGAATATTTTCAAATAGTAATTCTATTTCAATTGCGGATTTAACAACTTGGATGAATTTATATATCAACGTTTTTTCGGGAACGACAAATGTAATAATAACTAGCACATCAAAAATTCAAGTAAGAGGATTATTAGCAACTAAATTAGGATTTGATGCTGGTATTAATGATTTGTCGATATATCCTGCAGCACCGGTAGATTATTCAAACGTGACCGTTCAATTTTATACTATTGATTTTTCTAATGTAGCGAATAGAATCGTTGATTCGTCACATAGATTAACGTTTGATTTTAACACAAGGTCGACTCAAATCAACACAAGAGTAAATGAAATACTTCCGTTATTAACTGATAGTTTATATGAACCAAGGCGAGATAATTTACCATTGCGTTTGGATTATAAATTAGGATCTTATAAAAAGATTGGAAATTTATTGAATTCAATAGATAACAATAATGCGACACAGGCACAAAATTCAGCTCAGTCATCTAACTTAGATGCTCTTATCAATGCTTGAAGAAAAAGTAAATTGGCAATATACTGACAAGCTTGGAATGGTCAAATTTTTTGAACAGATCGAAAGTTTGACAAAACAAATTGTCAATAAAGAGTTGCTTGACATTGTCAATAAAGTCGATACATTACAAAAAATGTACAGTACTCAGGGTTTGCAAAATAATGCTGAATTTCAACAATTAAAGACAAAATTGAAAAACATTGCTGAAGGAAAAATAAATGTCTAATTTTATCTTATCAACGCAAGCTTTGAATTTTGGAAAAGTCAAAATTGGAGTGCAGCTTCAAAAGACAATTCAAATATCAAATACTGGAAATGTGACGATTACATTTTCTGCAACTTCAACAAATGTTAATTTTATATTGCCCATTTCTTCGGGTTCTATCATTGCTGGGCAGAAAGTCAACTTTGTCGTAGAATATAGTCCCAACAATGTAATAAGCGATGCTGCAAATATTATTTTTAATTATGGATCGGGCACTGAGGCATTGTCAGTTGTCGGTTCAGGAGTTGCACCAATTCTTAACGTCTCAGAGTCATTATCATTTGGAAATGCATTTATCGGGAAATCAAAAGACATGAATCTGACATTGAATAATGTTTCAGATTATGATCTGAGTATTTCTAGCATTATTTCTTCTGATACTCAATTTATTGTTAAAACTAGTACAAGCAGCATCAGTCCACAAAGTTCGGCAACAATAGTATTATCATTTATTCCGCAAAATGTGGGAACGATTCAAGCTAATTTAACAATTACGTCAGATGATTTTGTAAATCCCAATATTGTTGTGATTTTGTCAGGAATCGGATTGCAAGAAAATATCAATGTTAATCCTTTGACTTATGGTTTTGGAAATGTTGAAGTAAATACTACGGTGACTCAGAGCTTTTCAATAATAAATCAAAGTTATGAAAATTTTATTGTAGATAGTTTTAGCATCAATGGTGATGACGGATTTTCTGTTGCTCCAAGCTCATTGATATTAACACAAGGTACAACTGGCAATTTCATAGTTTCTTTTACTCCGACTGTACAATTAAAAAGACAAGCTATTGTGACAGGACATGGAACATTTCAAACATCAGGTAAAAAACTTAATTTTAGCGTAACTGTTTTGGGTACAGGAGGAGTTCCGATATTTGTGCTGGGATTAAAAACGACGACAATTGCATTTTCTGATACTTCACCAGGAGATTCACAATCAGTATCAGTACCGATTTCTAATATTGGAAATGTGACTTTACAAGTTAATATAGCATCATCCAGTGGAATTTTTACGACTAGTACATCGAAATTGACAATTGCACAAGCTCAATCTTCAAATTTTATAGTTTCTTTTTCTCCAGTGACAGAAGGTGATGAAGTAGCAAATATAGTTTTGACAACGAACGATCCGCAAAATGCTTCAGTGACATTAAATTTAAGCGGAAAAGGAAAAAATGTTCCCAGAATTTCTGTTTCACCAATTTCATTGGCATTTGGAAATCAACTTTTATCATCATCAGCTTCAAAAACAATAACAATTAAGAATACCGGAAAAGCTGGTTTAACTTTTTCTGCAAAATTTGCATTATTTGCAACTGAATATAAAATTAGTCCATCATCAGGAGATGTGGCTTCTAATTCTCAGACAGAAGTAAGTGTTACTTTCAATCCCGGTTATGTCGGACAGTTTCCGTCAAGTTTTGATATTTTGTCGAATGATCCGTCAAACAATAAGGTTCATATTTCTTTATCTGGTACTGGAACAGCAGCTGGATTACAATGGTCAGAATTTTCATTAGACAAAATTGTTCCACCCGTTATTCAAGAAGTTGCGGGTAGTTTGAGTAATGTAGCAACAACAGTGACAACATTTTTGGGTGTGTTGAAAGGAATATTGAATATTATAAAAGCATTCATTATGGATTTTACAGATCCAGTGAAATTGATAGTCAATGCATTGATATTGTTGATAAATAATTTTACGAAAGATTTACAATCGACCGGATTATATTCATTGTGGATTTTGCCAGGAGACAAAAGAATTAATCCGACAAATACGCCGCAATATTTTAAAACAATATCACAAACTGATTTACAAAAGGTTTTCGGAAATGTTTCAGATTATTTTGACAGTGTTAGAGGTGGTTCACAAGCATTTGTAAGTAAAATCATATATTCATTTGACAATGCATCTGATACGAATAGACCACAATTTTCAGACGATGCTATTGCAGGATGTGTAGTCCTTGCTGCAGATTCTGGAGATTTGACGAAAGTATTAGACGTAATAGTCATGATTGCCAATGTCTTAAAACACGAATTTGTTGCGCAATTTGATCCACCGACAAACCTCAATGCGTTGGGTGGAAACAATGAAGTTAAAATTACTTGTTCACCTAACGACGGTTATATTCCAGAATCTATATTAGTCATGAGAAGCAAAATTTCAGGCGGTGAAATTGTGACTGATGCAGCAACTGGTAATATCATGGTCGATCAAAATGGACGAGTTGTGACAAATTATGACATAATTGGACGAATGAATACTATTGAACAATTATCGAATATACTTAAAGATACTGCTAATCCTTTAACGACAACACAAATTTCAGATCAGTTATCTCAATTCGGAGGAAAAATAAGTAGTTTTCTTTCTAGTCTGGGTGAAACAGTTGCAGGAAGATTTCTTTTCGAAGACAAGAGTGTTCAAAATGGGCAAACATATTTTTACGTTTTAGCATCAGCACTCAATACAAATGATTCGATTATCGGAAAAAAATCAGGTGATTTGAAGAAAAAATATTCCGGAAATACTGTCATTCAACCGACTGTTACTGGAATAATTGTTGGTCCCTATTCATCTGAAGTTAGTGCAAAAGCTTCAAATGGATTCGGATCAGTGACTTATAATTTAGCAAGATGTAGATTTTATAGATGTGGATTTGACCAGAAAATATCAGAACAACTTAATTCGGATTCCAACGGACAGTTGATTTTGAAATATTTTCCTATTTCAATTTCGTCTGTGTCGGGATATAGAATGAATGGAAATAATGCATTAAGTCCATTGGCAACGTCTGAATATAGAATAAGCGGCAAAATCATTACAATTATCAATTCCGCAGATTTTGTTCAAGAATTTGTAGTCGAATATTTCTATCAAGTTCCGCTTGAAACAGTATCTACAACTGATTCAGTGACAAGTAAAGGACAGGCTATTATCTATTTGAAAGCCGGACAGCCCGTTGATATGTCAACTGTTAAAATTACAAACGTCATGGAATATTTAGGAAATGATATTACTGTTGCATCAAATGCTTTCACGGTTATTGATCCTAGAGCAGGTATAATACAAATCAATTTTGGTGACATTAACAAAACATATTTATATTCAGTTTCTTATGATTATTATGCTACAATAAAATCTAAGCAATTTTTTAGATGTGTCAATGAAGAATTTAGCAAATATTATTTTGATTTTACGACCTGTTCTGATGGTACAACTTTATGTCCCGGATATGAAAACAGAAACTGCATTTATAATAATGGAACTCAATGCACGATTTCACAAACTGCTTTATCTCAGAGACTTATTCTAGGAATAACAGCAACAACAAATGTACAAAATGCGACATTAGTGCCTGAAAACATTCAATTTAATAAATTTTGGGATCCAATTGCCTGTCAAAATGGAATTATGTCTCAAAGATGTGACGGTTATTTGAAAGTCGATCCCAGGGCTGGATATAATGGATCTCCTCCTAACTGGGACAAACTTGGCTTGAATTTATTACAATTGTTTCCTGCGATAAATGATGTGATTGACCAATTGCTGATATTTTTGAATTCATTGAAATCAGGAACAGATAAAAATGCTGATGCAATCATTAATTTTATCAATTTAATACAAACAAAAATCGACAATTTGAACAACTTTATCGCAAAGATTCAAGTTGTTTTGAATATTTTAAAGAACGATTTTTCAGGACCTGGTTTTTATCTTTTGAATGTGCAACCTAAAATTGGTGGAACACAATATCTCAAGCAATCAATTCAATTCGCTGAAAATGGACCAAATAGTGATGGAACTGGATTCACTGCTGGAGTCGTTCTTGCTTATGGAGCTCCTGCTGGAGGAGAAAGCATTGACGCGATAAAAAATGCAATGAATCTATTATTTGGATTGTCTGCATAGTTTTTCTATAGATTTTATCAAACGGGTATTTAAAATGGCATTTAATTTTTTAGGTACATTGTCAAAAGATCAACTAAATGATTTGAGAAACTTCTTGCTGGGTGAGTTGCAGACTATTGAAGATGAAATAAACTATTTAAGAGTTCAAAAAAACAACTTAGAACGTACTCGAGCAAGTTTTCTTCAAGCGGATGCGGCATTTGGTGGTCAAGTTATACAAAAATTATCGACAATAGAAACACAATTACCGTTAATTAGACAAGTTCCCGACCAAGACGACAGAAAATCGGGAGTATTGATTTCAAAAATCAAAAAACCATTTATTTCTCATATCAAATTTAAAAGAGAACACTTGGAATATAAAATTTTAAAATTGACTGATGCGATTGAGCAAATAAAAGAAGCAATGGACAGAAAAGCTATTTCAAAGACAGAAACAGAATTAAATTTGAATAATGTCGAATCATTATTTACTAAGGAAAATTCTTCGTTCTTGTTCAATACAGTGCAGGATATGCAAAACTTTCAAACACAATCAGGTGTCAGTTAAAAATGAGTTACGACATCAAATTATCAGATTTTTGTAACCACAGAATTTTGGAAGAAGACCATATCTTTGAGGATGACGAATTGACTGTTGTTCTGGACAAGTTCACAAGCAATTCCAATTTGATTGTTCGAATCAATGATTTTGAAAGAAAAACTGATTTTAAAACTGAGATTTTAATACATGAAACTGTTATACCGACAGGAAGCATAATTCATGTGTTGTCATATCCCATTTATGACGGATTGAAAATAGGAAACATTTCTAAATATACTTCAGACGTCATAGTTAAAAATAAAATTATTGCTGAAGATGTTTCAAATCAATTCACGGGTTCACAAAGTGCTTTCAAAACAAGTAACAAACCATTGTTAAATTCAGGCGCATATGATTATACACAAATTGTTGATAATAATGATTTAGACATTAAAATTATGAATGGTATAATCGATGTAACGAATATGTTTATAGTGATTGATATTGATGTAACAAATGGAAAAATTCAGTTTGATAAAGTTATTCCTGCTGGCTATACAGTGACAGTGACATATTATTACAGAGTATTCGTAAAAGCCATTGACGGATTAAATGGAATATTGACATTAAATTCTTCATTAACGGGATTAGTAAGTGTTCAATATTATCATCAAGTCAGTGATGGTTGGTTTCTTCAGAAGTCACAAAAATCATTAATTCCAAGTGCTAGAGATGTTGAATTTTATTTGCCGCAAAAAACAAATCGTGTACATGTTGTTTATGAAGATGTATCAAATCAATTCATTTCTAATGTGAAGGGAAATTTTGTTTATACTTCTGTGGCTGGATCTGAAACTCAATTTCAATTAAAGGATCGTTATATTGTTTCAGGAAGCTATACTGTGACTGTTGATTCAAAAACATTAGTTGAAGGAATTGATTTCAGCATTGACTTAATTCGAGGAATAATAACATTATTTGTCGGTTTAATTATTGGACAAGTATTTAGTATTGAATATGATTATAGATCATCGACAGTACTTTGGTTTATGACAGTAAACAGCCCTTTATTACCGTTGTTTCAAAATTTTTATAATAGTCCAATTAACGCTTTAAATAATGCAGTTGTTGTGACAAAAGTTTATGATGTTGTTAATGAGACAATTCTGAGAAGACGTAGTTCTGAATATCAACTGGTTAATACGCCGATTCTTTCAAATTCTTATCGACTTTATAAAAACGGAAACTTATTGATAGACCAAACAGATTATGAAATTGACTTAGATTCAGGAATTATCAATTTCAAATTCATCATCACTCCAGCAGATGTTTTGATAGCAAATTATCAATACGGCGTGAATTTACCTGTTGCGACGATTAATCCACTGACAGGATATGTCAAACTTTTCGATTATCCCAAAGTTTATGACAAAATTGTTGTTTCATATTATTATCAGACACAAGAAATACCTGACAGAATTTCGGTTGATTATACTGTTCCAACTGACCAATGTGCAAAGTGCATAACACATAGTTCATTGATAGATTACAGAACAGACGGAGTCGGAAATTATTTCAAAGTTTGGAGAGAAGAAAAACTGATTCAGGATTTGTTAAAAATTACTGAAACTATTTTGGGAAGTGATCCTGTTGCATTATGGTATGGAATGACATTAATCAAGATGATAGGAGCAAAACTTTTTCCTGATTATATTCAAACAAAAATATCGTCTCAAATACTAGATGCTTTAAATAATTTGAAGACAGCTCAGATTCAGCAGGGAAATTATCAAGAAGTCGATCCTCAAGAAGCAATCGATTTCATTAAGAATTTGACGGTTCAGCAAAATGTGTCTCAACCGTCATATTATCAAGCATTTGTTGATATTGTTACGCAGGCTGGTAATAGTATCGATAACGTTTCATTAAACATTGTCAGCTCAACGCAGAAATAAGGAAAAATCTATGGCAATTCCTACAGCTCCAACTGGGTTAACCGTTCAAACATTTCGTAATAAACTCGAAATTCGTTGGATAGCAAATCCGGATAGCGATAAGGTTCAAGGGTATAATATTTATAACTCAACGACATCAGGTGGAGGAATTAGTGGTTATGTAAAATTGAATACGACTCTAATTGAAGTGCCATCTGAAGTTGATAAAGAACAAATGTCTTCTACTGAAGTTGTCAATGAAGCTTCAACAGGACCTGATCAAACTCAACAAACTACAACGACAGTTATAAATTTTCAAGAAGTAAATGTATTTTTATATGTACACGACAATTTGACTGTTGCAAGTACGCAATATTATGTTGTCACTGCAGTAAATGATACGGGAAATGAAAGTGCTCAATCTATAGAAGTTAGTGGTACACCCATTATTATTTCAACAGCAATTGTACCGACACAAATTAGATCGCAAAATGACATTTCATTAGATTACATCACAACATTATTGACTCGTGAACCTAAACTTGATGTGAAGCCCGGTTCTGTGACAAGACAACTTCATGTTGACCCCAATAGTTTGGAAATGTATTTGATGAATGTCAGAAATGATTTTACAAATCAATCACAATCATTCTTGACATTACGAAATCTTGATGATTCAAATGGAGATGGAATTTCTGATCCCGTTTCAGACAGTCCATATAAACAACTATTAGAAGTTGCTTTTTTCTTTACATCAGATACTGCTGATACGGATGTTCAAAACATGATTGATTTTGCATTTGATAAATTAGCATTTAATTTTGGAACATTTAGAATTGCAGCTACACAAGCACAGACAATATTGACATTTTATACAGAAACACCCATTACTGCTGATGTAACAGTAAATTCGGGAGCAATAATTAGTACTGTGCCAACTGCAAATGAAGCAGCAATTACATTTAGTACATTGACATCGGGAACAATGACTGTTGCTGGTTTGCAAGGATTTTTTAATGCATCGACACAAAGATATGAATTAAAAATTCCGGCACAAGCTGTTGCTGCAGGATCAGCAGGTAATGTTTCATCTGATACATTAATTAGTTCATCGGTTTCGGGCTTACAAGTGACAAACACTGCAACAGCTTTTGGTGGTCAAGACAGTGAAAGTAATTCTAGTTTAGCAGATCGCGCAGAATTGGCAATTGTTGGAGTCGACATAGGAACATTTTATGGATATAAGAAAAATGTTGCAGGAATACCAACTGTTGAAGACGAAAAAATTGTCGATGCTGGTGATTATTTGATGCAAAGAGATTATGATGAAGTTAGACATAAACATATTTATGGAAAAGTCGATATTTATATCGATGGAGGATTACCTATTCAGTATCAAGATTCTTTCGGATTTTTATTTGCGTTAATAAATAATGATACAAATTTTAATCGAAATATATTGCCATTTAACGGATCAACAAATGTTTTGATTGAATGCACAAATTCTAGCGTTTCTTCGTCTTCACAAATAATAAGTGTCAAGAATATTCTTAATGTAACGAAAAACGAAGAGTACGACATTAGTGGTTGCTGGACATTATATTTGAACAGTATTGCAATGGACAAATCATTAGTTAGGGTAACTTTATTGACAGGACAGATTCTTTTTCTCAATCCGCTAACTGCTGGAGATCAGGTAATAGCGGATTATTTTTATAGAACGTCGATTTTAAATGAAAGTCCGATTTCTTTTGATAATATTAATTTCACACTTTTACATGAGCCCGTTGAAAATTCATACACTGTTTATAAAAATACGACAGGACAAGCAGCAAAAATATTAGTAGAGGGAACTGATTATACAATTGATATTTTGACTAGGGTTATTACATTGATTATTACATTAGGAATTAATGATACGATAACTGTTGATTATGATTATATCATACCAGTTGTTGGCGAAGTAGTTGTAGCTAGTGCAACATCTGAGCAGACAACTGCTGCATTTGCGAATCCTGATATTTTACAAAGTTGTATTTTAGAATTTCAATATCAACAATGTATTTTCATAAACACAAAAAATAATCTTACAAATATGACAATTGGAACAGGAAATAACGATAAATTTAGTGTCAATTATCGTTATCAAAATCCTGACAATGCTTATTTGTTTTTGAATCAGCCAGTCGATTCAATTTCTTCAGTTTCAAATGAATCGGGAACCTTGAATCCAGCTGAATATCGATTGAATAAATTTGATGATATTTTACTTAATGGAAATTCAACAAAGGCAAACAGAACATTGACAATGATTCCACCATTTTCAATTTCGGGTGATTCAATTCATTATACTTCTGAGAACATTGTTTTGATTAATTTTGAGATGACATCACTTTCGAATAAAGGAATTGACATTGATACGATTATTTTGAAAGAGCAAAATCCCTCAACAACAGTTTATAGTGCAGGACATGATTATATAGTTACTGCAGAAGATGGTGGATATAATGTAAGAATTAGTAGAACAACAATTTCAACAATACCCGATGACGGTCGATCATTAAGTTGTTCTTATGAATATGCCGAACTTTACACTGTGACCTATAATGTTAATCCATTAATCGCAATTGTTCAAAATGTGATTAATTCTGGAAGACCTCTTGCAGCTGATGTGCTTATCAAAGGCGCGATAGAAACAAGTTTAGATTTTGAAATCGGTATCATTGCAAAAGCTAATTCTGATTTGAATTTATTGTCAGCAAATTGTAAATCAGCAATTTCAAATCAAATAAATCGTTTGAAACTTGGACAAGGCATCGCACAATCAGATATCGTCAGTGCGCTTGAAAGTGTAAATAATGTTGTATCTGTCATGATTCCTTTAACAAAAATAGTTAAATCAAATGGCGATCAGATAAATCGAGAAGAACTAACTGCAGAATTTCAATTGTATCAGCAAAATGTTGTCAGGGCTTGGACGACAGGAATAAATGCTTTGCAAAATAAAACAAAAGGATCGAATGGCAATGATGGATTTTATGCAATATTCGAAGATGATAGACCATTAACAATGATTTCTGATCCGACGCAAGTTGATGCTGCTGCAGGACAAGGCTATATTAGCAATCAAGGTGAAGTTATCATTTCAACTTTGAACGGTGGAATTGATCCGACAGATGATCCTTCAAAACATATTTATACAGTTGATTATGCTGTTTTCGGAAATATCGGTTCATCAGATATTTCAATAACGTCTCTAGAATATCTGACAGTTGGTAACATAATTTTAAATTTAGTACCACAAACAATTCTTTCAACAACAAATTAAAATTAAAAAGGAGTAGATCATGATTTTGAAATGTTCATGTCAACATGAAGGCCAAGATGAATTAAATGGCAAAGGTATGAGAGTTTGTTGTCCAAATAAGGACGGGACAAAACTACATTGCACTGTTTGCGGCAAGGAACACCAAGGCTCTGAAAGAAAGAAATAATTTTCCATTAATTGTGAGGATTTGAGATGTTATTAACTGTTTCGACAAATATTCCGACAAATCAGTGGAATTTAACTGATTTATTTGTTGTCAAATTTACTTGCAGTGATCCTGCTGCGATTGTTTATTATACAACAGACGGTTCTACGCCGACTTTGCTTTCTCAAATCGCAGTAAATAACAAAGCATTAGTTTTTGGTCAAGGAATAATTCAAATCAGATATTTTGCCAATAACGGAATAATATCTAGCCAGATTTATTCACAACAAATTTGGATGGATAATGTTACTCCGACTTCAGTGATAACAGTTAGTCATGCTCCTGAAGGAACGAATGGATGGTATTATACAAATGTTTCAATTTCGATTTCTGCTACTGACGCATCATCCGGTGTTGCAAAGATTAGATATCGGTGGGATGATAATGACTTTTCAGATTATAATTTTCCGCTAAGTATCCCATCACCTGAAGGTGTTCATGAACTTCAATATTTTGCAATTGATGTTGCTGGAAATATTGAAGCGACAAATTTGCAATATTTTAAACTTGATGATACACCACCGATTACTGTCGATGATGCTCCTATCGGTATTCAAGAAAAAGCTTTGACAATTAATTTGCTACAATCTGATAATGCATCGGGTGTAGCAGAAACATTTTTCACGACAGACGGAACAATACCGACAACTCAATCAAGTAGTGGATCATCAATATCTTTAAGCAAAACAGGATCTTATGATGTTAAGTATTTTTCAGTTGATTTAGCCGGAAATAAAGAAAAAGTAGAAAATACACATGTTAATGTTGATATCGATGTTACTCCTCCTTCAGCGTCAGATATCTATGTTTCTGAAAATATTCCCATTGATGGTAAATTTGGTTGGTATAAGACACCACCACAAATAACATTGTCTGCTGATGATTCTATTGGAATTCAATCGATCATTTATAAATTTACGAATACAAATGGCAACAATTCTGCAAAATTTACAGGATCAAATAGTCTGCTTCCAAAAATTAATTGGGGAAATTTAATTGCTCCTTATTTATTTGATATCACTGTTGACAATAATAGTTTAGTAGAAGTTCAAATTACTGCTGATGTCGTTACGATAACTGATGTTATTAACGTAATAAATAATACTTTGCAACAGACAATAGCGACTGAAACAGGAAAAGACGGAACTGCAGGAATTGGTTATATCACATTAACTTCTCCCACAGCCGGTTCAAAACTTGCATCATCTCAAATTAGATTGACTGCTCCAAGTAATCCATTGTCTGATGCAACTAAAGTTTTATTCGGCTTAGATCCAGCAGCATATCCATATATTTTCTTAGAAACTGACGTTGATACACAATATGTTTCACCCATGTATTTGCCCTATGATGGTGAATGGACATTGACATTTTATGCTATAGATACAAAAGGAAATTCAAGTCCGACTGCAAGCAAATTATATCGTCTTGATCAACAAAAACCTATCACCAATCTTGTCACAAAATTTTCAACTGACAACTGGTTTATCGTTGATCCTCAAATCAGTTTTAATGTTTTCGATTTTGCATCGGGTGCTTCTAAAACATATTATCGTTGGGACAATGGACCGCTATATGAATACAATGGCGGAATATTGCCAATACATCAAAATGATAATATTCTGACATATTTTTCGATGGACAAAGCGGGAAATGTCGAAGATTTTAATGAATTCGAATTTAAAATCGACACAATTGCACCAGTAACAAATGATAATAGTCTTGAATTAGAAGGTGTATTTGAATTAAATACTAATCCTGGCTGGACTATTGTAGAAAATGAAATTGCAATTGTCACTGATGCAACACATTTGTCTTTGGTAAATCCCAATGTAAAAGACATATTATATGATGACAACAATAATTTAAGAATTAGAAATCAAAATGCGCCACTAGTCGATTATACTGTAATTCCGTATATTTTCGGTATACAATTTGCCTCGGGAATAGATAGAAATGTCATCGAAATAAGTCCTGCCGTAAATTTGACAGATACAATATTTGTTGATTATGAATATGACGATTCTCATTTGCCCGAAGAATTAAACACTGATGATCCAATAAATAAGGTCGGATATGGATTAACTGAGCCGATATATGTTCCGTTATCTCATGACAGTAATATTCTTTATAAACTTGAAGCATCAGATGACTCATCAGGAGTTAAGGCAACTTATTTAAATGTTTACACAATAGCCGATGGAACATTTATTGAAGAAGCTGAAATATTTAGTGGTTTAACGACTGAATACATATTTTCAGAAGATGGTTTGTATCAGACGGAATTTTGGTCGATTGATAATGCCGGAAATGAAGAAAGTCACAAACATTCATTACCCATAAAAATTGAAAAAAATTGGCCAGAAATAAGCTTTATTGTTGATCCTCCAAATGGAAATTCGGGTTGGTATAAATCACCATTCAATTTAGTTGTTTATGCTTCAACAACCGATTTAATTGATGTCAGAGGAGGAATTCCAAATCTTTTGCAAGACATGTATGATTCATGTTTTGTTGATACGTTCTTAATTGTGGCTGGTGAAAATGACCATTTGAAGTTTTCAGATCCTTCACCACTTCTTAACAACGGCAATATTACAATTACAGCTGGTATTTATGCCGGTGCTGATTTAGCAACTTTTTTACAAAATGCTCTAAATTATGAATCGACTGTTGGTAATTATTATGTTTCTTATGATTTGACTAGCCATAGATTTACAATCGGAAATACTTTTACAAACTTTTCTTTAGATTGGACACAAAGCAATTCGGCAAGTGTATTGGGATTTGATAATGCCGCGATAGATACTGGATCGAATCAATATCTTGCAGATTATTTCAAAGTTAGAATGAGTAATAAATATGCTGATGATATGCCGACAAATGTTGGTTTATTTATTCAGTATGTTTTTACAGTTGTTTATACTAATCCATTTCAAATTTTACCTTATGCAAAATTAGCTGATCGTGGACCCAATGGTGTTTATAATACAATAAATATCGGTGGCATCCAATTTCCGACAGATGCTGATTTGGATAAAATTAGAGTTGATTATAAACATTATGTGTCATTACAAGAAGTAGATTATGGACTCAATAGTTCAAGTTCATCAACACCGCCAGTTATTGATCCCGTATCTTCAATTGCAATTTCACTGAGCAGATTTGATGATTTTGCATTTGATAATCAGGGTATTCCCAGAGCTGCAAGATATAAAATAGCATTTTCATCACCATATTTTTATTTAGCGAATGGTGATGGATATCATACCGTTTCAATTAGAGTTTTGGATAAAAACTCACTAGCCGATACGGATGTTTTACAAAAAAGAAGTTCGATTAGAGCATTCAGTTTCAGATATGATGCAACTGCTCCTGGCATGCCTATAGACGATTATAGTTATGATGCTGATTATAACGGAGTACCGTTTATCGTTACTGTTACATCACATGATGACATGTCAGGTGTATATGCAACTTTTTATACAACTGATGGTTCAATTCCGACAATTAATTCTCAAAAAGCAGAATTTATTTCTGAATCTCAATCGCACATCGTTTTAACTCAATCGGGAACATATTATCTAACTTATATCGTTGAAGATGTAGCAGGAAATTTGACAAGTCCAAATACATCAGGTTTGCCTATTTTTGTTGATGGTGATGCTCCCATAACCTTAATTTCAGTAATACCTGATCCTCCTGACGGAAATGTGATTGCAAATACTGATCAAGAAAAAGGTTGGTTTGTTACATCTCCCGTTGTAACTTTAACATCTTCTGATGTCTTATCTGGAGTTAAAGAAACTTTTTATAAATTTGGCGGAGATTATATCAACAATGGGCAATTACCCCAAAGTACATTTATTGAATATACGGGTCCATTCGAAGTGGGATTGGAAGGAAATATCGATGTAGAATTTTATGCGGTTGATAATGCAGGAAATAAAGAAATAACGAAGAAGACAGTTTTGCACATAGATAAAACGGCACCTGAAACTATTTATGATTTGCAACTTAGCGGATCTAATGTCATTGTGACTTTTGACGCAAATGACGAAGTGTCGGGAAGAGATAAAACATTCTTTTCTTTGACAACTCCCATGCCAGTTACATCAAGTTTTGAACAGGATGATTCTTTTGAAATTTCAGAATCAATTTTACCGCTGACATTTTATTATTATTCAACTGATAAAGCCGGAAATATTGAAGATGTAAAAACGTCGGTACTTCAACAAATAGTTGGACCAAGAATTCGACAATTAAATCCTATTCCCAACGCTTATGATGTTTCGACAAAATCAAATGTAGTTGTTGCAGTATCGGATGATTTTGGATTAGATGTTTCTGCTGTTGATTTCACAATTCAAAGTTTTGAATTCAAAGTTATTTCAACACCAATCTTAGGTGTTTATTATAAGGGGCCAAGACCTAATGCTCGATTGACAATTCAGAACAGTCATTTGATTACTTATTTAAGCGGACAACTGGATTTGAGTTTGAATTTACAAAGTAATAATTATAGCACAATTGAAAAATTAAACGATTATCTTAATAACTATATTCCATCAAATAGCACAGTTCCAGTTTATGTTTCGACAATATTAGACGGACAATATCGTGAAAATTTGTCAGATCAAATAACACCGATTCTGAATCAAAAAATATCAAATTCAGCAAAGACATTAAACATTTATATTGAAGAAAAAAATCCTTATGTGACTTATATCGAAAATGATTTAGGATATTTGTTCTTTATTACACCCGATTTTGAATTTGCTCATGGAAAATATGTAAATATTACGATTAATGCGACAGATTTTATCAATAAGGTCATGGCAGAATATGATTATTCTTTTGTTCCAAGCATTGTCGCAACACCGTCGATACAAGACAGAAACTTTATACAAAAGCAAGCATTGACATTTATCGATGACATGCAGAAAAATACGGCAAGCAATTATACTCGGTCGAGGTCGACATCATTTTATGGACATCAAAAAGCGATTGCTAAAGAATTAGCCAGAGTTGTGCAAGAGTTGCAAGCTTTAGCCGACGATGAATCAGTTGATACTGTACGTCAAGAATATTTATATCAAAAAGTCGGATATTTATTAAAGGCAGAGCCGACAACTGAAAGCTTGCAATCAACAGAGCTTTATCGTAGTTTGCTGACATCATTACTGTCGATATTTTTGAAGGGTTCCAAAAAATCTAGCATTGAACAGGGAATCACGTTGTATGCTCCATTCAGTATTGTCATGCATGAATTATTTCAAGAATCAAGTGATATTTCAGATCAATTCACCGTGTCAGTTGATTATTTAATCGGACAAAGCAGACTGATCGGAATCGACTATACAGCTTTTATTGCAAATATTTCACATTTCTTTAAAATTGTAAAACCGGCACATGTTTGGATAAAACAAAGAAATATTTTTAGTGAGGCGATGGGGCAGATAAAGATTAGTGACAGATTTCAAAATTTTACAATTGATGGACGCCAAGGATTTTTGTTTGAAATGCCCGAATTACCAGAAGATGCTTTACAAACAATGACGTTTTCAACTAAAAAACATCCCTATGAAGAAAATGCTGGAGATGCGATTGGAATAAATTATAAACCATTCATTTTGAATCAATCAATTCTGAACGGTACGGATGTATTGGGTGTGAATGCCTTTGAAGAATTAATTAGTTTAGATTATACGTATGATCTCAGTGCTTTGTATAACATAAATTTAAATATAGACGGAAGCGGTGCTCATCAAATCGATTTGAGAGGAGCAATACCAGCTGCAACAACAATTACTGAAATTATTGCAAATATCAATGTTATTTTTCCAGGTTGTGCAACGGAAGAAGGTTTTATAAATTATTTTCTGATTGATAGCACCAATGACAAGCTTGATTTTCAAATTGGAGCTACAGTTTATACTGCAACAATAGTTCACGGATTATATAATGCTGCTGATATGATTGCAGAAATTATGATAGAAATGAATGCTCAATTTGCCGGATTTGTCGTAAATTTTGAGGATCCTTTTGAAAATTATTATAATCATCAGTTCGTTATTGTGAATAGCACAAGCTTTAGTTTATTATGGGCGTCGGGTCCAAACGCTAGCACAACAATTGGAACGACAATTGGATTTGATATTGTCGATGATCCGACAAGTTCATCTCACGTAGCTGATAATTATGTCAGACATGATCCGATGCTGGGAGCAATTTTATTGACGGGCAGTACTTCAATTGAATTTACTGCTCCGTCTGGAAATGATGCAACTGATACTGTTTTTGGATTAGATGCTTCATATCCACATACATTTTATGAAATTTTTAGCAATATCAATAAATCGTCTTAATCGGAGGAAAAAATGAAAAAAAAGAAAATGATGTTTACAGAAAATTGCCATTTCAATTTTACTGGTGAAGTTTTTATTAAGATTGGGAAGGATCTTAAGCACGATGATGTTGTCAATAATCCAGACCGACATTTGAAAAACATTATTGTCGATTCTGCTAGCTTATTACTTGCAAGATGGGCAAATCAAACGACAAGTCCGGCAAGTTTTGTGTCAGGAATTACATATCTTGCTGTCGGAACTGGAGATCCGGGATGGGATCCATTCAATCCGCCATTGCAAACTGTTGGAACAACACAGCTTGTGACAGAAGCAGCTAGAGTTATAAGAACAAACACGGGTATACCATTTGTTGATCCCAACACATTTATCAATCAGGCTACTCCGCCAACTTGGATCGTAGATTTTGAATTCACATTTCCGGGTGGTTTGGGAGGTCTTGATGCGATTTTAGTGGAAATGGGATTATTCGGTGGAGATGCATCAGGAACAGCTAATAGTGGAACAATGTTTAATTATTTGACATTTTCTGCAATCAGCAAACCCGCAAACGCAGAAATGGCACTTGTCTGGAGAATTAATTTCTTACCGCAGGGAATTTGAATTTTTCTAAAGAATTTATATTGTTATAAAAATATATAATTTTAAAGGAGAAAGTAAAATGAAACAGATTGTAAATGATATTGTCAAAGAAGCGAAATGGATCGGCAAAAGAGCTATGGATTTTTATTCAGAAGAGGCGATGCAAAAATATTTAAAAGAACATCCCGCTGCTGATAGATCGAAGCATCATGTAGTTGATATTTCAAAGTTTAAAACACCAGATGAACTTTGGACACATGTACATAATAGTCCAGAACGGAAAACTCTTATTGATGAAGGACAAAAGGCACATGATAAGACCGTTTATTATGAAGGTGATAAAAATAGCAATGAATATAAAGATCTTGAGAAAAAACGTAATGAGATATGGAAGCAGGAGGATCAACTTAATGCTGATTCTGGTCTTGATGATGCTCGTAAGAAAATTAATGAAAAGAAAAAAACAATTGTGGACTAAATCGTCTCCCGCAATTTCTAAAGCTAAACACATATCTGTGGAAGAAGTAGACGATTTAAGTAACCTTTTTGATAAAAGAAGTAATTTTCCATACTAATTTTAATAAATTTTATTAAAATTGATACAAAATAATACTACTTTTTCTCGAAAAAAGTCT